ATGGCTGATTTTGAAGACCCCACGTTGGCTGATCCAGACGAGGATGGCAACGACGTTAAGTACAGTTGGGACGAAGAGTTCCAGAGGCACATCATTGCTTTGGTGTTGTGCGACAGACAATTCATGCTGCAATCACTTGATTTGATCAAGCCAGCATATTTCACAAACAAAGCACACCAGAAGGCCGCAAGTCTGGCATTCGCATTCTTCAAGAAGTACAGAATCCAGCCCGGCAAAGATTTCATCATTCAGGAAATCAAGAGTGCTTTGAAGGACAACAAGGCGTTGTCCTACTATCTCGGCGAGATCAACACACTCTACGATTACTTCCAACCGGGATTGGATGCTCGTGATTACTTGCAGGACAAGATTGCCTACTTCGCCAAGATTCAGGCCGTCAAGCAAGCGTTCCACAATTCATTGAAGGAGATCGACAAGAGTCCAGAGGATGAAGAGACTTGGACCAAGATCTATGACATGATGCGGGATGCGATGACAACCCACCAGAACTTCGAGGTGGGGCTGGATTACTTCAAGACAATCCAGCAGCGATACGCCGACATGATCACGGATGAGGAAGACAAAGAACGATTTGTCACCGGACTGCCATCCATCGACGAGAAGATCAACGGTGGCGGCTATGGTCGTGGTGAAATCATCTCTTTCGTAGCGGGTTCTGGCGTTGGTAAATCTGTGATGTTGGCCTGCCTTGCCGCAAGCAATCTGTTGCGTGGTAAAAAGGGCGTCTACATCTCATTGGAGTTGGCCGAGCAGAAGGTCGCCGACAGAATGGACTCTATTCTTACAGGATTCCCAGTACAAAATTTGTATGGGCACCGTGAGTCGATCTTTGAAGAGTTGGCCAATCTGAAGGGTGTTGATTACGACTCCAAGATGCCATTCGTGATCAAACAGTTCCCTGCTGGAACAGCGACCGTCAATACGATCAGGGCATACATCTCACAGCTTCGTTTCCATGGTTTTGATCCAGACTTTGTGATTGTGGACTATGTTGGAGAAATGCAAGACATTCCGGGCATGAAGACCTACGAAAGCCGTGAAAAGACGGTGCGTGATCTTCGTGCTTTGGCGACAGAAGAGAATGTCTTTGTGGCGACAGCCATGCAACCCAACCGAGGGTCCAAGGAAGTCCAGAAGAATCAAGGTGGTCGTCTTGATGATGAACATTTGGCTGATTCATTCGGACAGATTCGTCCGTTGGATGGATGTTTCTCGATCATGCAGAATGATTCTGAGAAATTGCTTGGTATAGGCCGCATGTATGTTATTAAACAGCGTGACGGAGAAAGTCGATACCAAATATTCCTTTCATTCAACAAAGAGAATCTGAAAATCACAGAAACTTCACAAGCGACATACATGGACAAACTTAACTCTCATAAAGAGAAAGTTGTTGATGATGTCAAAATGGACCATATCATTAAGCCATTTGCTCCAGAAGATGATGATGTTCTGCCAGCGGTGGATGATGACAAAGATGACTAAAGCATCGCACTTGTTTTTGCGATGATAAACTGATACAAACAAGGAACAAAGGGTGAATACCATGGCTAGAAAAGAAAAGCTAGAGTTCGCAGGAGCGGTTGTGGAAATCGACCCAGAGAACCTACGATTCAACGAGACAAATCTGTCTCAATACATTCAGACCGAAGCTGGTTATTACGACAACTTCGGTGCATATCTCTCATTGGCAGAGAAGAACTTACAGAATTTCGAACTGCGTCACGAAAAGACGCTTGCCGAAAGGTTTGTGGAAGCCAAAGAGAATGGCGGCAGCGATAAATTGGCTGAAGCCAAAGCGAAATGTGATCCTGTCGTTGTTGATCTTAAAGACAAGATGAACGATGCCAAGTACATTGTTAATCGTCTCAAGCAACATTTGCGTGCATGGGACAAGAACCATGACAACGCCCAGAGTCTTGGCCACATGCAGCGAAAGCTCATGGACAAGCTCCACGGAGACATCATGGGGAGCAGCAGATATCAGGGCGGCAGCAGCGTAAACGACGATCTCATTTCTGAGACTGTGAAGTCTTATGAAGAGGCGGAGAAGGACGGTGGGTTTGCTGATGATTTGAGTTCTGCAATGTTTTAACATGCGACCCCTAAATACACTCAGGTTGTATTTTAAGGGGTTGTATGAAGAATCACTGGATGCAGGTTTACGAGAAGAAAAAGAAAAAAATCTGGACTGCTGAGTTCAGTAAAAATGGCGTCTACTCTTTGAAGCCCCGTCGAGTTCATGTGGTCGATCCCAAGTATTCACTTGGGTTGTTGGGCCAGAACCACGGGGCTGTTTCTATTGTCTTCAAAGATGCCATGTTTGCCATCAACGACAAAGAATTGATGGATTTCTTGTCGAACGCACATTACCACAACATGTCTGGATATGTGTCTCGACTGAGGATATATCAGGGCTTGTCAGTCGAACTAGAGAACTATGAGTTGACCGGTTTGGTTTATGACAGCATGGGAAGTGGCGATTCGGTTGATGACATTAAGTTGACATTCTCATTTAAGCATCTTCGTCATTCTCAAGTTGCTTAAATATCTCATGTTAAGCGTAGATACTGTAGTCCGTCAACTGTGCCTTCACTGTTGCTTGAGGCTACCCTCAATGATGTCACAAGCAGAAGATGCAGTGAGTGAAGCTTATGAGGAAGTTTGATCATTCTCAGTGAGTGAAAGCTTATGCGAAACTCGACTAAAACCAGAAAAGAGGCCCGGCTTGTTGCGTTGACAGCTTGGTCTCTTTTCATTTACAATTGAATAGGTCTTAAAAATGATCAAGAAAATAGCCGCAGTATTGATGTCGTTTTTCATTCTTACAGCCGCCCCATTGTTTGGTGGCGAGTCTTGGCATGAAACAGAATTTGAAGTAAGAAGCTCTCCAAAAGAGGTTTCTGATTGGTTGAAAGATCACCCAAAAGAAGTAGCTCGTTCAACAAGAAGTGAACTTGTTTCTAAAGACGGTGATAAAATCAGAGTTCGTCAAGACACTCCAAAGGGGTTGATGGAATTTACTCTGCAAGAGACAGCCAAGGACAATGGTAAGACTTACGATTACAAATCTAAGTTGATCAAGGTCCATGAGGGTTTGATTGAAGATCAGGTTACTACAGTGAAGTTGTCGCCAAGTCGTTTTGGTGGTACAATTGTAGTCATGAAAATCTCGGCGAGAGTCCGAGACACAAAGCCGATTGCCATCAAGACTCAAATTGCCAAATCGGCCAGAGGCTTCCAAGAAATGGTGCAAAGAAAGTTCAACTAATGTTCAGGAAATCAATTCAAGTTGAAAGTATGGCTCAGGCACGTCTGTTCAAATGCGACGTGCCGTGGGCCGCAATCAGCATTGTCACAGATGTTGGAGGCAATCCTGAACTCTCTGATGAGAACAGAATCGGATTATTGAACATGGCATTTGCAGATGCCGATTTTGCTCATTCTGGAATCACAGAAGAAATGCTGTTTAACAAACAAATGGCAAAACAAATTTTGGATTTCGTATCTGAGATGTGGCCAAAGGTTGAATGCTTTTTGATTCATTGCCATTTTGGAATGTCACGATCACCAGCAGTGGCAGCGGCGATTGAACACGTTTATTACGGAAGAGGTGCCGACAATTGGTGGTTTGAAAGAAAGTGCCCCAACATGTTGGTTTACAGAACTATTCTAAACACTCACTATGCGGCATCGCCACCAGCAACAACTGGTTGAGAGAGACGAGCCTTTCTGGCTTCAAGCTCTGCTTTTTGTTTTGCTTGTTGAGCTTTCAATCTTTCAGCCGCAGCCGCTATGTTGTAATCTTTCTTTGACATGGTGTTCGATCCAGCAGTTGGCTGTATTGAACCTTGTCCAACAGTGTAGTGTTCTTTGGCTACAGATCCGGCTGGGATGAATGCCATGAGTTTTGGCAATCCAGAGTGGTTGTCTGTTGTTGGCCTAAGTTCTACTCCAGTACCTGATCTGAAGGCACTGTGGACTGTTCCGCCAGCCTCTTGTATGGCTTGCATGGCGGCATTCTTCAACATCTCTGCTGGTATGTGGTAAATCTCTGTTTCGGACTGATTCATCACAAAGTAATGTTTTACAGATGTGCCTTTGAAATCTCGACCTTGATTTCTAGGGTTCTGTAGTTGTTGCATGACAGGAACTCTTGCATCGTAGCCCAAGACAACTTCATAGGCGATATCATCGCCGCCACGACCAGTCTTTCGTAGTTTGATTTGCACTGGTTCGCTGAGCCTTCCATCCAGATACCCGTCAATCTTGTCGATCATATCGAGCTTCTGCATAGAAGATGAATTGCCAGCATCAACTGTAACAATTCGAACTCCATGTTTGAGCAATTCATTCTTAATGAACTTCTCTCCTTGGTCTTTTCCTTGCTTCAGTCTGTCTTCTTTAGATAGGTGGCTAAAATCTTGGCCAACTATTTCCATAAATTGTTTGAAATTGCCCATGAACTATCTATAAGATTTTTCACTGAAAATTGCAATAACAAATTCATAGTTGTCACTATCTTATCATAGATGGTAGGGTGCCTGATTGACAAGAATCAGGCATAACTGCGGCTAGTTGCGTAAGCGACTTGGGGCATGATGTCCCGAAACACCTCCATCTAAGCGAGAGTGTGTTGGAAGTTTATCCTCCAACACACTCTTTTTATTTATATGGACGCAGAACTTATTCGTGATCAACTTAAGCTGGGATTGATGTCGCCACAGAATTTGTTGTCTGGTACAAAGCTCTTGGATGAATCTTCTAGGAACGCAGGGGATTATCAAGACTTCAACTATTTGCCATTCTACTATCATTTGGGGAAACAACTTACACCAAAGGTTGTTTATCAGATCGGTGCCAAGCTAGGTCTTGTTGGAGCTTGTTTTCTTAGAACATGCAAGACAGTAGAGCAGTGGTTGGCCATGGATCAAGACAGAGATCTGGCTGCTCGAATCATCACATCAAATCTTAAACTTCACACTAAGTATTGTGATGACATCATGCCGGGTCCAATGGGATATATGGGACTTAGCGACGGCATGTTAGAAACGACAACTCCCTACACAAGAGAGTTCCCCGGATTCGACGTTGGGTTTCTTACAGAAAACTTTGGGGCCGAAAGATACCTTAAGCACTTGAATTTCTTGTGGAAATATTTGACTCCTGAAGGATTATTAGTTGCCGACTATATAAACTCACATGATGTCTTTCACGAGTTTTGTAGGGTAAACAACCGTGAACCGGTGATTTTCAACACTCGCTATGGCGTAGGCATCATTCAAAGGTAACAGGAGAAAATTATGGGTTATGAAATCAAATACATGTACCACCCACGCAAAGAGGATGGTGGTTACAATACAGAAACAAAAGAAGAGAAGACCGTAAAGGTCGGTAAGCCGTTCGATGAGACTCCTCTGGAGAAGTGTGCGGCGGCGATTATGGTTCAACTGGCTCGACGAGATGTCTGGGTTGTTGACGTTAAGGTCTACGAGCTTGTCAAAAGCGAGATCAGCTTCAAGGAAGCCGCTGATGGCCGTGGGATTATCTTAAAGAACAAGAAATACAATCTGGGAAGCACAGCCGAGGCACTGGCTGAAGATCTCGTCGAAGAAGAACAATTGCCATTGCCAGCAATGATCGGTCCTGCTGGAATGCAACCTCATGAGATTGCGGCTTTGCAGAGACAACAGCAGCAAGGCACTGATCTGTCCAATCTGTATGATGGAAGAGCGACCGTCCCCGTCAAGAAGACGCCAAGACCACCTATCAATCAGAACAAGACGATCTACCATGTTTATTTCGAGCCATTGCAATGGGCGAATGAAGCCAAGAAAAACAAACTCAAGTTTACAGAAGACAGGAAGTATTCGGTTCACGCTGTGATTCCAAAGAAGACAGCCACTGGAGAAATCAGATTGGATGCTCAGGAAATCGCCGTGACTGACGATGACGGGAAGGTAATGATTCTTGATGAGAAATACTTTACCGTGGCAGGAAGGGGGCTGTTCGGCGACGAACAGTTGGGGTTTTCAGGATCAAACGGTCGAAGAGAATCCAACAGACCCAAGCTCATGCACGAAAACGAACTCACCATCGGAACTCACCCAGAAGAACGATCACCGCAGCCTTACAAGCAAATTCGTCGCCCTTCTCAAGCGGATATTCCGGCTGGGATTCCTGTAGACGATGGCTCTATTCCAGAAGAGTTGTACGCTGTGCCTGATTTGAGACCAAACAGAAGATCTTAATCTACAGAAAGGAAAGATCATGACATCTAAAGAACAGAGGAAGTTGCAGAAGAGAAAAGCTCGTGAAAAGGAGAACAAGGAACAGCTTCTCGTCAAACGAGAAAAGTTGCGTGCTCCTGCTCGTGAGGCCAGAGAAGACATGCGACGTGAGAAGAGGATCAAGAAGCTTCAAAAGGATTTGGAGCATTTTGACCAAATCATGCAAGACAGAGAGTTGGCGGTTGCCAGCGACAGTACATTGTCGCAGCTTGAGAAGAACATCGAGATTCTTAAAGTGCTGGAAGCAGAACACAATCGAGAGATGGCACAGAAAGCTGCACTCAATCAAGAGCTTGAAGAAAAGGGCTACTTCACTTTGGAAGACAAAATGAAAGCAGCCCAAGAGCTTTTGGTTAAAGAAACCAATGTCGGAGTGGGCGGATCTGCGGAATGTAAGGTCGGTGGGCCGGTGAAGGAGACTGCTCAAGTTTCTGTAATAAAGGCTCCGCAAAACGAAACTACAGAAAATTCTTAAAGACCGCTAAAGTCCATTGACCCGTTTGGCGAAAAGAAGTATAAGACAACCATCTGAAACAAAACTGTTACAGATCACTTTTCACTTACGGAGGATACCATGTCTGATTTCGGAACTCTCGATCTCGAAGAAATGATGGGCGAAGATGCCCGTCTCAATGAAGCTGGCCAAGCCAACTTCTTGGAACAATTCGTTCCAATGCCGGAAGTTAAACCCGGCCAAACCGGTACGGTTTCTGTACGCATTCTGCCGCCTGTGCGTGGCGGGAAGTTGTATCAGTACAACCGTACTCACAAGATGAATGGACGCAGCATTCACTGCCCACGTCCACTCGTCAACGGCAAGTGGGAACGCACCATCGCCTGTCCAATCTGTGACTACTACAGTGGTCTCTGGGCACAGGCTGACAAGCTGGAGAAAGCCGGTCACGTCAATGAGGCCAACAAGCTCAAGACGGAAGCTCGGTTGATCAAGCCTGTCGAGCGTTACTACTACAACGCCATTGTTCGGTCGATGCCGGGAGAAGGTGGGGCTATCCTCACCAATGTCGGACCACGGATTCTCTCCGTTGGCAAGCTGTTGCACAAGCAACTGATTCGTGCCATCGTTGGCGAAGAAGGTGATCCTGATTCCAAGCTCGGTAACTTCACCGATCTGAAGGCTGGTTACGACTTCATCATTCGTAAAGAAGTCACCAGCGGCGACGGATTCCCCAAGTACGAGCGATCTGGATTCGCTCGCAGCACATCTCCTGCTGGAAACCCAGAAGAAGTCAAGAAGTGGGCAGAAGCACTGCACGACTTGACCAAGCTTCGCAACCCGAAAGAACTCGAAGTTCTGGAAAAGGAACTGGCCATTCATCGTGGTCTCATTCCTGATGATGTCGAGAAGTTCGACACCAACAGCTTCGACGCCAAGTGGGGCAAGAAGGTGGCAGAAGAAGTGCAGGAGTTGATGGAACACAAGCCGGGCGGAGTTTCCGTTCCAGCAGACGTGACACCAACTTCGGTCACAACTTCGGTCACAACCTCGGAAGCAAGCGTCTCTGCCAAGAGCGAAGACATCCCCATCGGTGATGAGGATTTCTTGAATGCACTTGAAGAGATGGAAGGCAAGTAATCGCCTTTCGGACAGAGGGGCGGACGGCGTAACGTCCGCCCCTCATTTTTTATCAAAGCTTGTTTTTATAGGGGGAACATTCCATGGCCAAGAAGAAAGCTACCGAGAGCTATGATCTCGACGCAGAATATGCCAGCATCGCAGCAGATACTGGCGGAGATGTCTTAGAAGATCTCGAAGACATCAGATTTTTCATCGACACCGGCAACCTAGCCATCAACTATTCTTGCTCCGGCAAGTACATTAAGGGTGGCATTCCGGGAAACAGAATTACAGAAGCATACGGCCCAGAAGCTTCTGGAAAATCATTGATTGCATCGAACTGTTTGTACGGTGCTCAATTGCTGGATGGCTGGGCTGTCATTCTTGATTGCGAAAACGCAACCAACGCTGAGTTCATGCAGAAGGTCAGTCATCTGAACTTGAAGCGTGTTCTCCGTTACGCTCCCTCATCTCTTGAGCGAGCATTCCGTCAAATTCATGTGACCACGAAGGCAATTCGTGACCGTGAAGTTGCAATGGGTCGTGAACGAAAGCCGATTGTATTTGTGTTCGACTCTCTCACAGTTCCACCATGTGAACGTGAATTGAAGGAGAACGATCTTCCAATGGACTTCAGTGTCGCAGATTGGAAGACAATCGTTGGTCGTCACGAACAGCCGGGCGAAAGGGCCAAAGTCATCTCTGCCGAGATGCGTAAGTTGCAGTCAATGGTGGTTGAACAAGATGTGACTGTTTACATCATCAACCAGACTCGTGACAAGATCGGCGTGATGTATGGTTCTCCAGAAACGACTCCGGGCGGAAATGCACTGAAGTTCTACGCTTCTCTGCGGATGAGAACATCTGCAAAGAAGAAGATCGAGCACAAGAGTCTGGAGAAGTTTTCTGGAATCAACATGCAGGTCAAGAACGTCAAGAATCGTTCGTTCCGACCATTCGTTGTCGCCGACGACGTTAAGCTGTACTTTGACAATGGAGTAGATCCTCTAAGTGGATTGCTCACATGTTTGATCGAGGGCGAGCGTGTCGCAGGCAAGGGGAACTACGCTGTCGCTGATGCGTATTTGCCAGAAGGTCGGGCAGAGTACAAGTTCAGGGCAAAGAAGGCTGAGAACAGAATTCCGGTTCAGGTTCTCTTGGATTGCCCAAAACTGATTGACGCCGAGAGTGAAGCCGAAGTACAAGAGTACCTCGACAGATGGGGCGGCGGTTTGATGGCCACAGAAAGTGGCGAGTATGGCGAGAAGTCTGTGCAGTTCGATGCAGATGGCAATCCATTTGAATCGGCTGACTATGACAGCTACGAGGAAGATGGAGAAGAAAGCGAGGACTAAAATCCCGCTCTTCGATCATAAGGCAGGTAGTCGGGATCGGCTACCTGCCTTATTTCGTTTCCATTAGCGAGCCATTGCATGACCTCTTCATCAGAGATCTCCCCCATTACTTCGTCTATTTGAGAGTGGGTAAAGCTTCTGCTTACATCACCGTGTCTTAAAATGAACCCGTGTCCATCGACTAGAATTTCATCAGCGTCTGTAACCAATGTGCCTCGTTCGAGGCTTGCAAAGAATTCATCTTCAACAGTATACAATCTCTCTGGCGTGTTCCTGTCTGGATCACGAAACCAACGCCAAATTGCATTCATCACTCCACCAAGCAATATTTCCCCTGACCGATCTTTTTGATTGTCATACCGCCTCTGATCAGTTGTTTCCTGACGGCTGACAGATGATTACACAAACATGCGTCTGTGATATCGCAATTTTTGTACCGATTCTTCAGATCTTTAAGAGACACTGGCTTGCCGCCACTCAACCTTGCATGGATGAATTCTCTGATCTTCTTCGCATTCTTTAAGATAGAGCTACGAGGACGACTTTTTGGATAAATCTTTTCAGGGTTCTGGACTTTCATCTCAATATCGTAATCTGGGTTGCAGATGGCACCGGCCAGATTCTTCAATTGAGATATGATTTTGCCTTCTAACACTTCCACTCGATACACTTCTGCATGGAATGTCTTGACGTATTCCACGATAGATGTCATGTATTTCTCATTGACAAGGAACTTTCTCTTGTCAGGAGTTTTTATAAGCAAGCAGTAATTATTCATGGTTCTCCCTTGACATGGATTGACTGTAAGACACATTCTACATAAAATACGAAGTTATGGACAGACCTATTGACTGCCGTTCTTTTAGAAGATTCGGCACAGAAATCGAACTGAATACTCTGAATGGAATTATTAAGAGGCCAGACTCAGAGGCCGGAGAAATTCCAAACGGTGCCGACTACGTTGCTTATATTGTAAGAAAAGCATCTAAAGACAAAGTACAGATCTCTTCTTGGGATTATGTTCACAACAATGACAATTGGGTGTTGAAGCATGACATGAGTTGTGGATTGGAGATCAACACGCCGGTCTTCAAGGGATGGCACGGATTACAAAAATTGGTTCGAGTCATTGAAGCTTTGTCAAAAGATCCTAAGATCAAAGCAAATCACTTGTGTTCTTTGCATGTTCATGTTGGCATTGGGGATCTGGATGTTGAGCAACTGGCGGCTGTGATTGCTTATTACATCAAATGCGAGCATATCTTTTTTGATTCGGTTCCATCACAAAGAAAAAACAATCGTTATTGTCAGTTGATAGGAATGACTGATTGGTTCGGAACTGATTTCGATATGGACCCCATGGATATTGTTAGTCGTATCTCACAATCAAAATATGGGTCAATCAACGCATTTCATTTTGTAAGAGGCGGTGGCTTCGTCACTGGTAATGATCGCAGACAGACTTTGGAATTCAGGATTGCGGAGAACACGGCATGTGTAGATCCGTACTTTACTAAGAACTGGGTTCGTTTATTATTGCACTTCATAGAAGTAACTAAAGATAGAAGACTGCCTCGTCCATATTCTCTTGGCAACCAGATGTCTGGATTGGCGTGGCTGGACTTCCAAGAAGTTTACAAGTTGCTGAAATTTGATCAAGAACTATCTCCGGGGATGCAACAGGTCCGCCAATGGTTTATGGACCGCATTACAAAAAACGGGAATGCGACTGGGTATTCTGCCATCTGGTCTGAGGCAGGTAGATCTGTTTGCAGAAATCAATTTTTGGATATCAGCAGAAAACTAGCAAGGATCAATGATTATGAAGATGCTTTGTATGGAGAGAAGTGGTCTGTCTGATGGGTACATACCATCAATGACACCAGAAATTCAAGCCACAATAGACTCCATGAAAGCCATGGCTGACCAATTGCTGCCTCACACATTCCCAAATGTATCTTTTGAGGAAGAGCAACAAGTTCTTTGTTTGAAGCAAAGAACGATCCAAGTCGATGGCTACGATCTCATCGTGTGTTTTAGTAGAGCAGATTACAAGAAACATGTTTTAGAAACTCTGCAAGTACAATCTCCTCAAGTTCCATTTCTTCCATTCAACATTGTCTGTAAGACTGGTCAATTATTCATGGGACAGAAAGATTTGGCCTACATTGATTTTTTCAGAAATAATAGGAAGGTGTACTGCTGGGCTAACAAGTCTTTAGGAGATAGACGTTTGCCTCCGAGTAATAAGTCACGCCCGACGAGCTACGAAGGATTTGATTTCCATCTATTGCATCCCGGATCAGTAGATTTATTCTGATTTGATGTTACTTCTGGATAAATACAGTCAGCACGTCGTTTTTATCGAGAGGTAAGCCACATGAAAAACGCTAAAGCACTCAAACTTCAGTACCTCATTATCACTCAGCTATTGGAGCAAGGCAATGTCTCACTCATGCTGCCAGATGGAGTCACACTCGAAATTGGAATCACACAAGAAGACCAATACGGTGACTTAAAGAAAGTTGATGACTATTGCTACGTTGTTGCATCATCCAAGGATGGTCGGTCAGCAATGTTAGATTCCTTTAACTTGGGATTGCAGTTCCAAGATGACGACGATACAATCATTTGTGAAGACCGTGTGCTAGACGATAACGGAACTCTTGTCCGCACGCTTGATGTTGTTTAAGTAGTTTCGACCACAAAGTGAGTACCATGTGATTCTTTAAGCTTGACCTCTCCGGCCAAGCTCAGGGACATTACATGTGTTCCAATGATGACACCATCATCTTTTGGAATGCTGAACTCTACCCAAATTTCAAATTCCGAGGGGATTTCTGTGACTAAAAATTTTGTTACAGATGCTCGAACTTGCACTTTGTGGATTTCCCTTTTCGGCAGAGTAGGGTACTCTGTATCACGGGCGTACTCCAAGCTTATCCGCATCATTTGTTGCGGACTTAGGAATTCAGCCCATTTCGACTGGAGCAGTTGCTCCAGTCTTTCTGTAATCAAGACTTTCATGTGAGGTATACCATGAACAGGAATACGTTAGTAGAGTTCGCTGGCTCAATTTCTGAAGACGATCTACGTTTTCTGAGTTCGAGACTGACAGAACGTCTCCAAGGCGATGTTGCAGAAGCATTGGAATTCATGAGCCATTTCAAGGCAGTGGACTCTATGTTTTCTGCCGCCAAGTCCACAGCAGAAGTGTATGACATCTGCGATTCCGTTACTGAGGTCTTGCAAAAAGAATGCAAGAAACGTGGAATCCAATCACAAGGTGAACGAAAGTAACCACCAAGAACAGGCGGGGAAACCCGCCTTGTTCGTTTCTAAGGAGAGAAATGATGGTATCAGGACCAATGCCAGTTGTAGATCATCCAAAGTGGAAGGTTGTCAGTATCGACATTGAGACTCTTGGTCTCGATGAGCAATACTGTGATATGATCGAATTCGGAGCCGTGTTAGATGACATGGAAACTCCACTAGATCAATTGCCCAGATTCCAAACATACCTGACCAAAGAAGACAACAGGTATCGTGGGGAGATCTATGCGATGATGATGAACGCCAAGATCATCGAACGAATTGCTTTGAGAACTGCCGGTTTCAATTACATGCCAGCCGATTGTCTTGACGAATCATTCTCTGATTGGTTGAAGTCGTATGGCATCGACAAAGCTGTAATCGTTGGAAAGAATTTCGCAAGTTTCGACATGAAATTCTTACAGAAGGTCAATTTCGGTAAGACCACAAAGTTCCATCGCCGTATTGTCGATGTCGGCAGTATGTTCTATAATCCTCTCACGGATGCTGTGCCACCAGACCTAAAAGAATGTCTGAAACGTGCTGGAATCATCAAAGAGATTGCACACGGTGCAATTGAAGATGCTGTGGATGTTTTGCGGTGTGTTCGGAAATTTCATGACGTAGAAGTAGACTGAAAGATGGAACTCTCAATAGCCAATCTGCCTGACAGAAACGCAATCCCGGTGTATCTCAAACAAAAAGGATACACCGGGATCGGCATTGAGGTTGGCGTTGCAACGGGTGTTTACTCAGAAATTCTTTTAGAACACAGCGATTTATCACGTCTGTTCTCTGTTGATCCTTGGACTAGAAGCGAAGCTGATGAGAACTGGCTGAGCGAGCCATCACTTTATCTTGAATCGGTAAAGCGGCTTACAAAATTTGGATTGAGATCTGTTGTTCTCAGAATGATGTCTGTTGATGCGGCAGAACTGTTTTCAGACAACAGTCTTGATTTTGTGTATATTGATGGATGGCATTGGCATGTCGGGATTGACTCAGATATCAGTGTATGGTATCCAAAAGTCAAGTCAGGTGGAATATTAGCAGGACATGATTACTGTTGGTTTCACCAAGATGTCATCATCGCTGTGGATCGTTTGTGTTCTGAAAAGTCTCTTGCGTTGAACAAAACAGAATGTGACTTTGTTCATGAAGGACATGTGATAAAGTCGTGGTTGGTGGAAAAACCATAGGAGAGGTCAAATGCCTGAAGTGATCAGAATTAGCGATAGCCCAACATTGATCCCCACAAAGGACTATCCACATGGCTCTTGGGATTTTGATGAATTCAATCCTGTTCAAAGTCGGTTGATGGAAACGTATGCAGGAGAAAGCAACGTCGCTATTGCTGCCGCCACATCAGCCGGGAAGACAGTGTGTGCCGAGATGTACCTCGCTTATGAGATTCGTAAGCGAGGCGGCAAAGGTATCTACGTTGGGCCGCTGAAGGCTCTGGCCAGTGAGAAGGAACAAGACTGGACTGATGACAAACATCACTTCCATGACATCAACACAGCCATTGTTACAGGCGACTTCAGATTCACCGGGAGCCGTATTTCCGAGTTGGACAAGGCAGACCTGATTGTCATGACTCCAGAAATGTTGGCCAGCCGCTGCCGGAACAACAAGTCAGACAAGAGCAAGTTCCTAGCAGATGTCGGAACAATTGTGTTTGACGAGAGTCATCTATTGACTGTGCCAAGTCGAGGAGATCATATCGAAGTGGCATTGATGAAGATGATGTCGATCAATCCAGAGGTCAGGATTGTACTGCTGTCTGCCACAATGCCGAACGTCGATGAAATCTGTGGCTGGACCACGAAACTCACAGGAAGAGACACATACTTCTTGGAGTCTGATTATCGTCCATGTCCGCTGAGCATTCACTACGAATCGTACTACGACGGCGACAAGTCATACGACGATAAAGAGAATCAGAAGGTTGGTACGGCATGTTCCATCGTCAGCTACTACCCCAACGACAAGTTCTTGATCTTTGTTCACACAAAGCGTACAGGCAAGTTGATGGTGGAAGAGCTTGACAGACAGGGAGTTCTCGCTGAGTTTCACAATGCTGATCTCGGACTGAAGAAGCGACGTGAACTGGAAGATCGTTTTAAGAACGATCCGAGCTTCCGTTGTGTTGTGGCTACATCTACTCTGGCGTGGGGGCTGAATCTTCCTGCCAGACGAGTCATCATCACTGGTGTTCATCGTGGCTTGACTCTGGTTGAGAACTATGACATCTGGCAAGAGGTCGGTCGTGCTGGTCGCCCTAGATACGATCCTCGTGGTGATGCGTACATTCTGGTGCCAGAGAGCACAAAGGATGAACATGTCGCCAGACTCAAGAAGAAGTCTCCGATTCGATCAACAATGCTTGAGTTCGTTGGCACGCCGACGAATCCTCACTACAAGACGCTGGCCTTCCATGTTGTGAGCGAGATTCACCACGGCAGCATCAAGACGAAGGAAGGATTCCATGAGTGGTTCCGCAAGAGTTTGGCCCATCATCAAGATCAAGACTTCAATGATGATGTGGTTGATCGAACAATCCAAATGTTGGAACAGTGCAGGGCCATCGTCATTGAAGAAGATGAGTACAAATGCACGGCCATTGGCAAGGTGGCCTCGATGTTCTACTATAGCCCGTTTGATGTTTCTGATCTCAGGCGAAACTTCAAACAAGTGTTCGACCAGAAACTTGAGGACAATGATTACGCTCTGGCTATGGCGATGGGCAATGTTGATACAAACAAATGGGCCATCGCCAATCGCTATGAGAAAGAGCAGATGGCGACGTTCCAAGGTAAAGTGGAACGCATGTTTGGTGAGGCCACATTCCTGCCCGGAGCCATCAAGTATGGCTTTGCTTACTACAATATGTTGAAGGGCAAGAAGGTCGAAGTTTTTGCAGCACTCCAAGGAGCGTTGCTTGTCGATCTGGAACGAACCATGCAGGTCGTCAACGCCATCGACTCGATGAGTTGTAAGTGGGAGAAGCAGGCTTGGTTTAAGACATTCAAGATGCGTCTCCAGTATGGAGTAGAAGCCGACTTGGTAGATCTGGTCCGTATTCCAAATGTTGGACATGTCAGAGCCAACAGATTGAAGGACAAGAAAATTAAGACAATGGGCGACTTCTTGAACTACAATGCGAGCCAACTTGCTGGGATCATGAAGTGTAGCAACAAGCTGGCAGAAGAGGCTCTGGAAGGAGCTAGAATGATTGAGTTGCAAGACTCGATCACATAGGAGGAAAATGCTCAAAACAGTAGAGAAACCAATGGTCATATATCATTGGTGGTGTGACAACCCGCAGATCAAACCATATCAAGACATGTCAAGTCCGGTTGTCCCGTCCATAGCTGTCTTGAGATCTCATAACAGAAGCATCCCCATTACTGTGCTGGACATTAGTTGCAAGCCACAGGATTGGGGATGCTTTCCTGAGTTGCTGAATTTTACAGTCGTCAGGTGGACTCCTAGACTTGATCTAAGTCTGCACAAATCGAGCAAACTGTGCTCTCGTGTTTGGGATGTGTTGGAATACGCCAAACAGATTAGCAACACGAACATACTGTTTACAGATGCAGACATCTTCTGGCTAAAAAACCCTCTGCCTTTGGTGCATCAAGAGCCAGACGGTAAACTTCTGAAATTCTATTGTTCTTCAAACACAGGGGTATGGTACTTCGACAAAACCTCGGAAATCGTGGATGAAGTTTTTCGTAAGTGGAAGTTCATTATCTCACGAGTTTTGATCAATGATTCTGAGTTTTTCAATGAACTCAGTGCAATAGTGCCCACGGCATTAGAACGATCATTTCAGGACGAGGTGGCTTTTGGTTATTTGATCTGTCGGTATCCAGAATTGTATAACCCTGTTGTTTCTGAAGAAAATTACATGATCTACAGGCTTATGAATGATGGTCCTTTAGACAATGTGAAATGTTTGCACGCATTAGGTGCTGTCCTTGGTTCAACCCGTGGTCTTATTTGTTTGGTACTGAAAGAACTCAAAGAATCAATCCAAAGTGTATTGAATGATGATCAAATCAGAGATGTGTTTTCTGGAGTCACCAGTAATCATCTTTATGGGATTGATGAAATAAAATCAATTAGCGATTATGAGTTGAAGAAATTGTTAGAATTCACCGGATCATTGAGAGCCGATGAATTGATCAATGAATTGAGGATTCAACGTGTTTGAAGTCTGGGTCGATGGCACTCGTTGGCTCAGCCTGCCAAGCGTGGATGCCTGTAAGCGGATGATGACGACATACGATCCTGACGGGACCGTACCCATGTTGATTCGTGAGACAGAATCACAAAGGTTCTTGTCTTACGAAGAAGTGTGGGGCGGTCCCGCTCCAATAATTCAATTTTCGACGAAGATCGAATCCAAAGAAAAGATTGATTGGGCCTTAGATGGTTTCTAAGTCCTCTTCAATCTCTTTTTCTTTACCGAAGAATCCCTTGGGGTATTCGATCTTAACGACGGTGTTCTCTGGTTTCTTCCAGAATTGCCACCATCTGCGTTTACCGACTTTTCTCCCCTTCTCATCCTCCAGCCAGAATTTTACTTCTTGGATATCTCCAGCGAAGTCTTCTGTAGCTTTGGTTGTTGGGTCGAAGTAACCCGTTTCGTAGAAACACTTATCTTCTGGGTCCATAGGAATCTTGTACCGATTCCCTTCTACAAGAACTACAACAGAACATTCCTTGCGGTTTCCGTCATAAAGTTTGCAGTTGTTACAGATCCGCTGAATCTCTTTCTTAACCATTGACCTTGACACCTTTCATTAAAAATGGTGAAATGTGTGGCACGCACACACTCTAATATACCGTTACCTTGACTTTATTAACACAACAGGCAGCGAAAAATGGACATCACACAACCTCCATCAGAAGCGACGATCAGCAAAGCTGAGAAGTCCATTCGTGCCTATGTGGACAAGTACAGGGCGAAGACGGGCACAACGGGTCATCCAGACCCCATTGCAGGAGAATCTGTAATCAATGGACTGGTAAAAAACATGGAAGAGGTTGGGAGACCGCTTTGTCCATGCAATTTCTATCCAGACAAGAAGAAAGAGCTTGCAGAAAATGGGAGACGATGGGTTTGTGCCTGTGATGAAATGAAGCAATACAAATATTGTCATTGCTTGTTGTTTGTGAGGGCAGACGGTATGCCAATCACAGAGTATCTTCCAGAAGATCACGAAGGCAGAACAATTTATGGGGTTCAGTTGGACCCCACACCGGATAAAGGCCGGGAAGGAAAACCAAAAAATGATGGAACTTAATGAATCGAATTTTACAGCAGAGACCAGCACAGGCGTTGTAGTCGTTGACTTCCACGCTCCTTGGTGTGGTCCCTGTCGGATGCTTGCTCCAGTCTTGGAACAAGTCACAGGAGCCAAGGTAGTTAAAGTCAATACCGATGAAAATCAAGCGTTGGCAGTGCAACACAACATCTCCTCAATTCCGAAGTTGTTGTTTATGAAAGATGGTCAGATCGTTGATCAATTGACCGGGCTTGTCAGTAAGCAAGCTATCCAAAGCAAGATTGATGCTCTGAACAACTAACCCAAGGAAGGGGATTTGACATGTCATTTGTAATTGGAGTTGCCTCACAGGCACAACATGGCAAAGATACTTTGGCGGACGAGCTTTGTGAAAAGCTCAATGCTAAAGGCGGAGCTAATTGGCAAAGAAGGGCGTTTGCCGCCAACGTCAAGCGAGTGTTTTGTGAGACGTTTGGAGTTGATTCGGCATTCGTCGAAGAGTGGAAAGTCAAATCCGAGATACCACCCGGATTCGACATGCCTGTGCGGCAGTCACTTCAATTCATCGGCGATGGATTCCGTAAGATCATGGGCAGCATCTGGCTGGACTTAGCGTTCAGAGATGAACTGCCAAAGATCATTTCAGATGTTCGATATGTCAATGAGTTCACCCGTGTCAAAACCGAGGGCGGATTAAACATTCTGATTGGAAGACCAGACAGACTCAATGATGATCCAAATGGATCAGAGGCTCAGATTCGACCGTATATCGACTGGTGCTTCAAAGCGTTCTCTCCCACTACAAAGTTCGTGGATCTGAGAGATGTTGATTGGCAGAACTTCAGTAAATTCTGTGAGAATGGCAGCAACTTGCCAGTAGGTGCTCTGCCGCCAGAAGGAATGAACCTGTTTGATGTGTTCATCAGAAATGATGGCACAATTGACGAACTTTACAACATTGTTGACACGAAGCTGGTCCCATTTGTGGAACACTTCGTGTTTGAATTCAAAGGAGCAGCTTAATGCCTTATATCAAGCAAGAAGACAGACAGAAATACAGTTCGTTCATCGAATCAACATTGGGAGTTCTTAATGACCCCAATGACAATCCTTACCTGAAAGGCGAGTTCTTCGGATACTTCGTCAATCGGTTGGTCAGGAAGTTTTTGGGCACGCCAGATTACACATCTCCGGCTTTCAACTCCTCGTTCTTCAACGAGAGTAAAAGAAAGTCGCTGGAGAACGCCGCAGACAGCATCGCTGCCGCTCTAAACAGATCAGACCCAATGTCTGCTGCTGGCGACATGAACTACACTCTCAGTGCAATTTACTGGGGCTTCCTTGGTGATTGCGAAAAGTTCTCAAGAGCCACTTATGGCACCAGAGCATACATGAATGGCGTGCTCGACAAGATCATGAGTCAGATCGAGACAGTTGCTGTTTCAGGCAACAACAAGGATGCCACCATGGCGTTCCGTCGTCAGTTGGTCATTCGTGGAGTTCTTGATCACGTCAAGAGTGAAACTTATCGCAGAAAAACCGCAATTTACGAACAAGAAAAAATTGATGAGAACGCTGATATATACACAATGGGTGTTTTGACTCAGCAGAGGTAATCAATGCAGTGTAAATTTTGTAGTGAGGTTTTTCAAGGAAAACCACGTCAGAAGTATTGTTCTGCAAAATGCAGAAGGTCAGATTGGATGAAGAACAATCTGGCGAAGCACAGAGAATACAACAAAAAGTGCAGACTTAAAAAGCCTTTAATCTGCAAAAATTGCGGCAATTCAATCCCTGTAGAATTAAGAGCTTCTGGTGTGACGTTGTGTTCTGATGATTGTCGGTCAAGCAGAAAAAAGCAGTTAGACAAGTCAATCAGAGACAAACTTCATGAAGAATTCAGAGAGATCAAGTGCCGACATGGGTGTTGCTTGTGTGGATACAAAAAGTTCGGCGGATCTTTGGATTTTCATCATGTAGACCCAAAGAAAAAAGACAAAAGAATTGATCCAAAAAACTGGAGAGGCCAACTGGATGAAATATCAAAGTGTATACTTGTCTGCAAGAACTGTCATTACGAATTGCACGATCTGATGAGAAAAGATGTTGATGAATACATTGAGTTGATCAAAGACAAGACTGGACATTTCAAGGAGTAACAGATGGAAATTGAAAGACAACACATCATGGTCAAGAAAGGCAGCAAGATCATCTGTTTGAATGAACGTGGTGAGAACATTGTTGCTGAACTACAACGAGATATCTGTTGTTGGCCAGAAGGTATCGACACATTCGAAGTCAAACCACTTGAAGTGATTGACAAAAACGGAGATAAGCCGTGAAAGTTCTGTATTCAGACGATGAACCATTCGATGGATTGACAAAAGGCATTTTCTTGGCCGGACCAACGCCAAGAAAACCAGAAGTGCCATCTTGGCGTCCAGAGGCTGAAGAGATTCTGTTTGAAGCTGGGTTCTCCGGCACTGTTCTGGTGCCAGAGAGACAGAATGGATCGGCGAAATTGAGCTATGACGACCAAGTTGATTGGGAGCGAGCGGGGTTGTCTTTGGCTAAAGCAATTGTGTTCTGGGTTCCAAGAAACATGGAGAACATGCCAGCTTTGACTACAAATGTTGAATTTGGTTATTGGGTGGCTAAATCGCCAGAACGTGTTGTTTATGGCAGACCACCAGATGCTCCGGGCACTCGATACTTGGATTGGTTGATCAAACAAGAAAATAAAGATGCAGTTGTTTATGACACATTGCAATCTGTGTTAATGGCTGCTAAAGAGTTATGCAATATGTGATCATATCGTGTCTTCTATGGGCATTTTACAAGTTGTATCTTGGAATCAATTCTATAAGATCTAACTGGAATGTTCCAGAAACAGGCTTTGTTGTTGGTATCGGATATGCACTGAATTGTTTGCTACATGTCGTAGTTGTGTTGTTTGCTGCTTTTTTGGTTTGGAGAGGGTTTCGATGAAAAGATGGATCACAGCCGACTGGCATTTGGGCGAAGATCGTTTTGCAATCATGCAGCGTCCGTTCAAAGAGCAGCGTGAGATGATTGAACATCTTTTTGGCAAAGCACAACGAACTTGTTGCACCAGATGATCTGGTTTATGTGGTCGGCGATGTGTGCTATCAGAATTACCCAGAGTTTCTGGAAGAGGTTGATCGGTTCAACGGCAAGAAGATTGTGTTACGTGGGAATCATGACCGGGTTTTCACAGACGAACAGTTGTTGAAGCACTTTCAAGAAGTTGTTCCAGAAGGACAGGGGTTGGAAGTTGATGTCGGAGATATCAAGTGCAACCTCACGCACTATCCGACACAAGCAGTTCATGGCAAGTTCAACCTTGTTGGCCACATCCACGGTGCTTGGAAGTATCAGTTGAATTCCTTCAATGTTGGCGTGGATGCCAACCATTTTGTTCCACATAATTTGGATGAAGCGGTTCCTTTTATCTTAAAAGCAATCTCAGAATTCTATGATGATGATGTGTGGGCCGCTTACAACGCCGCCAATCAGCCTTACTTGGGCTTGCGTGGCAAAAAAGGGGCATACTTCAAGGGATAGGATTCACCATGAGTGGCTTGATTAAACCTCGTGACATGAACTTCGTGCCAAAGCGTTGGGGCTGGGAGCTTTGGATTTGCAATGGCGAGAAGTATTGTGGCAAGAAGTTGTTTATCAAGCAGGGCTGGTGGTTGAGTTTTCATCACCATGAAATCAAGGATGAAGTCCTGTTTGTGGAGTCTGGTCATGTCTGGTTGACATACGGACCCAATGAACAGGACTTTCTTTCTTTAGAAATGCGTCCGGGATTCGCATTCCATGTTGAAACTGGACTAAGACATCAAATCCAAGCTATCGAGGACACGATGATATTCGAGTTCTCCACCCAACACTTTGATTCAGACAGCTATCGGACAACTTTGGATTTGGTTGTCGATCATGAACCGGATGGGAGATAGCCATGGAAGAACTGCTTCGTAAAATCAGTAGACAACTTGAAGAGATCATCATTCTTTTGGAACAGGCGGCTGAAAGAGAAAAAACATTTGTACCACCTGACTGTGAACATCTATAAAGAAAGACAAGTCATGAAGAATTATCACTTGGATTTGATCCGTGCTGTAGAAGCTGGAGCGATCCATGCGGCAGAATGGGTTGGTCGTGGAAACAAAGAAGAAGCGGATCTGGCAGCAACCAACGCCATTAGAGATCGTCTGAACAAGATCGACTTTCGTGCTGTAATTGCAATTGGAGAAGGTAAAAAAGATGAGTCGCACGGGTTGTATCAAGGAGAAGTTGTAGGAATTGATAGAAAACTTAGTGATGGATTTGAGTATTCCATTGCCATTGACCCAATTGAGGGCACAACTCCAACTGCCAAAGGTGGTTATGAAGCGATGTCTGTAATTGCATTGGCCAATGTCGGAGCCATGTATCAAACAGAGACATTTTACATGAACAAGTTGGCTGTTGGGCCACAAGCCGCACATCTCCCGATTGGGCTTGATCAAAGTGCCATTACAAATATTGCACTGCTTTCTCAGGCTTTGGGCAAGTCTCCTCAACACATTACAGTTTGTGTTCTGGACAGACCTCGCACAAAGCCATTGGTTGAAGAACTGAGAAAGATCGGCTGTAGGATCAAATTCATCTCAGATTGCGATGTAACGGCCTGTATTGCGACTTGTGTGCCAGACAGCGGAATTGACATGTACTGGTCTGTAGGCGGTGCCCCAGAGGCTGTAATCGCTGCTGCTGCCATGAAGTGCATGGGTGGAAGCCTCCAATGCCGTGAGATGGTGGTTAATGGGGACTCCTGCACCGCACTTGAAGAGAGAATCTTGAAAATAGAGGATCTTGTTAAGGGCGACTGTATGTTTGCGGCCACTGGAATTACTGACGGACAACTCCTCAAGGGAGTGAGATTTACGTCGAATGGCCCTGTCACCAGTTCGATTGCCATGCGATCTGAAAGCGGAACAATCCGCAGAATGATTACAGAGCACGGCAATTGATTCTTGCGTGCCTAAATATGGTATGCAAACCGTTGATAATATTCATGAGTTGGATTACATCTATCCAAAGATTCTCATACTCCAATTGATAGAGAAAACTAAGGATTGTGCCGTGATTTGGGACAAAATGTCCCCCACGGCTTACAAGACTAAATTTTCTATTGATGACCGATACTACGATATCAATCTGACATATCTCAGAAGCACTTACATAATTGATTTCGTAAGGAACGGTAGGTTTGTTATAAATGTGGACGCAGCAAGCGTACCAGAATTGATTGATTTATTCAAAGTCATTGATTTATTCTGGTTTCAGAATGCCGACATCCTTCAGTCTGTTCAAAATCAAACAAGCTGTTCTTGAAATGTTGGGGGAGATAAATGGCAGACAACCTACTGGAACTCAATGCACTACAACCACAGCTTTTGTTAGCAGAATTGATTGACAAAACAAAACGATGTGCGTTGACTTGGGATAAGGTGTCGCACACATCATATTACACGCATTTTATATGGGGAGACGATTGGCACGATGTCTATGTAACTCGTGTTCGTGGCGGATACAATCTCGACGTGTTGAAGAATGACAGAAACGTGATGAGATTTAATTCTTACACAAACGATCAATTGGCTGTATTGTTTTATGTTATTGTTGACGATCTAAAAAATGATGACATTAGACAAATTATTCAAGATATTAATTCTCTTATTTCTTGCACGGCAAGTCTTGAAATGCAAGAAACACACGATAATGCAACCTTGACATTACATCCGCAATCGCACTTAGCAGACGTTGAACTTGGAGAAATTGCGTTGTACATGGCGAATCCGTCTGGTACGGGAAGTTTGGAAATTTTATTTTCATCTGGAACTATCAAAACGATGTTGTCAAATGTTCACAATATAGCGGGAGTTCGAGTTGATCAAACTTATGGGAATATTTTTTGGTGTCAGGTTGAACTGCAAGGAGGAAGGCCAAGTGGCACAACTATAAGTTGTTGTGGCACAAATGGAGATGGTGCCACAGTTGTTGTGAATTTGCCTGATTATGACGGAGTTCGTGGTTTCGATTTGGACAAAATAAACAAGAAGATATATTTCGTTGTAGACAAACTACATGGCAGCGACAATCTGGTTTATGATGTAAAGAGATGTAATTATGACGGCAGTAATATCGAAAGTGTTGTTGATGGTAATTTATACATTTGTTCTCCAACATCTTTAACTATTGATGTAAAAAATCAATATGTGTTTTGGTGTGATAGCCATGGACTTTCAGAAGGATATGTTCACAGATCTAATTTTGATGGATCTGGATATGTAACATTGCTTTCAACCAATGGATACGTTAGAGAAGTTTGTGTTCATGATAACGTGCTTTACATTGGAGGCTCTGGATTGTTGGCTAAAGTCAATGAGCAAGGCGGCAATGAAGTTCTTCTACCGCACACAGGGCTATCCATCATTGACTCTATTGATGTCAGTGAATCAGGCGTGATGTATATCTCAGATCTTGGAGTGAAAAAAGTGGTTAGAACAGATCTGAATGGAAACAATCTTAAAGTCCTCGTTAATGATTCTGGTTCAAGATCATCAATTAGCTGCGTTTAGTTATTGACTGACTTAACTATATTAAGCCATGGAAAAATCAGATATTCTAAAAGCAGCATCAAACGCTTATTACTTGAATGCCAGCATGATCAAATTTTTGCTGGTTGAGAATTTGGCACTCAAGACCCTTCTCCATGAGAAGGGCTTGATTACGCCTGATGAATATAAGAAGTATCAAGAACATGCTGGAGCCATTCTTGCAATGAAAGAAGAAACTCAGATGTTGGCATATTTCCAGAAGATCTTGGAGAATAATTCTAGTTCTCCAGCCATTTCTGAGGATAGCTCGGCGGAGGCAACTCATAAAAGTTGAACTCATCGCCGCCTTCTGTCATGCCTTCTCCGCCCTTGCCACCTTTTTTGCCCTTGGCTTTTCCTTTGCCTTTTCCATCGCCACCTTCACCAACTTCTCCTACACCACCATTGCCGCCTCTTCCAGCCATAAATTTGCCGCCCTTGGCGATTTGCTGTTGGATCTTCATGGCTTGCTCGTGACCTTTTCTGGTATAAGGCGTTTTGTGTAGTCTTGGCTCTCCGTTGATGTTTTTGTGTTTGGTTGAGATATACCAAGAGTGCGATGTCTTTTCTGGCTCAAGGTCTTTGATCCAAATATAGATCGCCCCCGGAGCATCAGTTTTTTTGTTTGGCTCTTCAACAGTGATCCACTTGATCTCAAATTTGGCCGGGATGGTTTCTGTTGTCGGCCATCCTTGGAGATCATCCAGAGATTGCCAGAGTGTGATTGAAAACAACGAGGCAATCACTACTGCGGCAGCTTTTAGAATCCACCATCCTTTGGAGCCAATGATGATCCAAAGGGCGAGGGACGCAATGATTATGAATGTCAATGGGATTGCAAATGTTTCTATCATGGTGTTCCCTCCGGGTTAGCTGGAGCAGCTTCTGGGTCTGGATTTGTAGGTGGCGTGTACTCTGGGAATGAGATCTGAGGTTGTTGGTATTGAGGAACCTGAACTTGAGACTTCGCAAGATCCTTTGCCAGATCATTGACACTTGTTACGTCTCCGGCATTATCCAATGTGAATCGGAATCCTGTCTTCTCATCGCCAGTTTTTCCAAGCTCAACTTCTTTGATCGTAATTGTCTTTAGTGCAGGATTGATCTTCTCAAGTTTTACTGTGACTTTGGTTTTCTCTGCTTTATCTCTCTCGGAATACATGTGGACATTGACCACATACTCTCCGGGAATGATGCCCCTGATACTGACAATCTCTCTGTTTTCACGCACAATTACCATCGAGCCATCTGCCATTTTAATGGCATCGTTGCTTGTCCCAAGATCATCACGATCAAGATGCAACAATCCTTTTTCTCTGGCTCTGAAGAATACTAGGTTGCCAAGCGGGTCTTCGACGTAAGTGTCTACGTCATTGTTTGAATTCTTATCCCAAGTAATGGAAATGAGGAATTCAGCTTTGGATTCAACCTTGTTGTTCTTTTCTTCGATCTTTTTGCTTATCATCAAGAACGACAACATGAATAAGCAAATGAACACGCCCAACAGATTTGTAGCCAAGTCTGTCATGGCAATGCCGGGACCGTATTGTTCTTTACTCATCCAAAGCTCTCCTTCTGGCGTGGCCGAGGTTGATGTATTGGAGCTTCAAGAAGAAGCTGCACACCAATCCGGCGAGTGTGGTGTAAAGAGCGGTAGACATTCCATACACCAGATCTGCAATGAGTTTCTGGACTGCTCCCATGTTGGACGGGTCAATTCCTACGAATCCCTTGAGGGCGTAGACGATTCCCACAACAGTTCCAATAAATCCCCAGACAGTGAACTGTTCTGCAATGAACCAACCGACCTTTTCCAAGTCTTTTGTTTTTGTAACATTGACTGGAATGCCAAAGATCTCATTGCGGTTGAGGTGATGACTTAGAACGAATGTTTTTACTCCACACCAGATTGATGTGAACACAAAAACAACAGCGATGCTAAGACTGATATATGACCAGTCTTTTTCGAGAATTTCTGCAAACAAACCAAACTTGTTGCAGAAGAAAGCTCCTACAGATGTGACCGCTGCAATCAATAGCCATCTGAGGAATGCGATGTGTTTGACCATATTGAGCCTTTCTTTGTTTTAGGCGATCTTAATATAGTCATAGAATTGATAATCTGCAATATGAGATCATTCAGAGATTTGCTGCTGGCGTTTGATTTTGGTTCTCAATTGGCCGAGTCCAACCTCTGTTTGTACGGCGAATTGCCAACCGTGATTGAGGGCATGATCATTCATAGCACCCCATTTTGCACGGTTTTGCTCATAGGCTGTCTGATTGGCTGGTTTGATTTCCCAGATTTCTGTACTGCCATCTACAAAATTTACTCGGATGTCAGGAATGTAATCATGCCAAGCACCTTGGTAGTAATAAGGAACCTTGAACGGTTCAGCGAAGAAGTTGGCGACATCACAGTCTGATTCTAAAAGTTCGTAGAACTCACATTCCATTCCAGATCTGTAAGGAATATCGCATCCGCCTTTCTTGGATGAGAAAGTTCCAGTTCTGAATGCAACCTTCTTGGTGGTCTTCTTTTTCTCTCCGCCAGTTTTGAAGTCACGCCAGATGGCTACACGAGTCTGCAATCCTTTAGGCATGACTCGTTTTGGGTGTTTGGCTTTGTAGTGGGTGACAAGATCACGTACCGGGGCATCACAATCTGGGCACTTGATGAATTCCCGGCCTTCTTCGTGATTGCCGATGATATGTTCTTTGTAGGCTGGAAAATCTTCGTAGTTTCTCCCACAAACGAAGCACTGCCATTTTCTGGTATTTGCTTTTCCAGCATCTTCAAACAATTTAGACATGTCCTTCCCTTTAGCTTCTGCAAGTTGACAAGTTCTGCACGAACTGAATCGTTTCCTTGAGCTTGGCGTCTAGTTGCAGAACAATGATTTCGACGATTTCATAAAGTTGTTGAACCAAGCTGTTGCGTCCAGTCACTGGCAATGGGCCGTCCTGAACCGAGATGTAGGCCACTGATTCCTTCTTGATGTCGAGGTTCCATTTGGCGGCTGTATTGCCAATTGGGGTCAATGTGATGTAGAAGTCCCATGTAATATTGGTGTTCTCATCTTCTTGCGTGGCATGGAACTGGTATGTGCCGATGCTGCTCCATGTCAGTCCACAGGACTTTGTTTTTTCAATGATCTCACGGACCAAAGCTTCGTTATACAGATCTTGTAATTCAAGTAGTGATGGCATTTATTCCTCGTCGGCTCTCGTGAAATTCGGAGCATCATCTGGGTCATTTTTCAAGAATCGGGACAAGTCAATTAGGTTGAAAGTGCTTTTCTTTTTAGGGAACGCTTTCTCTCCAAGCTTTTCGACTTCCTTATGAAGCATCTCGGAGACTTTTTCTTTATCCAAGATCTTGATTTGCTTCAGGTCTTTATAACTGAAAACATTCTGGGCAGGCTCACCGCCAACAGACTTTTGTAAATTGTGAGCGGTGAAGTTGGCTTCGTCTCTCCAACCAGATGGCAGTTCATCGTCTGGATGCTTCATTTTGGCAAAGACAACACGGCTATCTTCTCCAGCACCAAAGATATCTGTTCCTTTTTTGAAGAAGAAAACAAAGGGAGCGATAAGTTCGCTGACTCTGTTGTCAACTTCACTTTCTACAAGATATCCGTCCCAGACATCCATAAGTTCTCTAAATTTTGAAAAGCCGGGTGATTGCACTGTTTGCCTCGAATCTGTTTGTTCTACTCATATATACTCTCATGATGCAACGATTTAGAGAATTTGTAAGATCAACGCCGTTCGTATTTCGTCTTCGAGAAGAAGATGCGGCTCCCACTGCATCTGCTCCGATGCCGACAGACCCAGACAACACCACAACCAACAAATATTACTTTGACAAACTCCAAGATGAGCTTGATATTGATGATGATGCCATGAAAGGTGCTCTGGAAGGCCCACAGACTCTCTACAAGGTGCCTGATTATGGTTGGGGGTTCAGAGTTCAACCACCAGTCCAAGCCACGGTAAAGGACAAAGGAAACGGCACATACGATGTGACATTCCTGTTGGCTCAAGCCAACAAGCGGAAGATGATGTTGCCTTACAAACAAGGCGAGCGTCCAACTTATTATGAAGGTCCAGTTGAAAACAAGACCGTCATGATGAACAAAGAAGAATTGTCAGATTTGATTGTGCCGCCTTACGAGGCAGCAGCCGCTGGCGGTGGCATGGGCGGACCTCCACCAATGGGAGATCCAATGGGCGGCGGCATGGGTGGTCCGCCACCGGGTGCTGGCGGACCTTTGGGTGGCGGAATGCCTCCAATGGGAGGCATGTAATGAAGTTCAAAGAATGGATGCAGATCCAAGAAGTCGGCACATCAACCAGTTGTGTGGCAGCATTCAGCAGAATCACTCTGCCGTTGGTGCGTCGTCTCTGGCCAATGGATTGGGGTTCTTGGAAGGATGATCGGAAGAAAAAGAAGAAGCCTCTTGAGCAGCCTCAAGTGAAAGAAGATATTCGTCTGTAAATACCCAGCAATCCATACGCATCATTCTCTCCAGCCTTTTATATTTGGCTTTCTCTCTAGCTTTACAGATCCAATAATTTCTGGTTCTCATTAAGACAAACCCTTTCTGCTTTCAGCATCATGTGTGCCAGTATCCAATTCGATATCATCGGCCAGCATTTCGCTGCCTCCGTATGGATCTGTGCCCATGTGTGACAAAGCTTCGGCCATTTGTCTCTCTTCTTTAACCTTCGGGATGTTGTACTTGAACCGATAGTCATGTCCTGAGCTATCGCTGTTCCACTTATCTGTCCCTTCTGGTTGGGCAAATGTGAAGTTTGGAGCAGAGATTCTTTTGTCTTTTTTCTTCGATCCACATTCTGGACAGACAACGGTTTTGTATTTGCCTGTCTCGTCAAAGCTGGCGAGGGCCTCGTAGTTGGCTTTACAACTTTTGCATTCAAATTCGTAGATTGGCATGATTCCTCCGCACTAAAGTAGTTACTTTATTACGGTTTCTTCTGGCATTTCAGGTGGAGGTGGGTCGGCTGTGATCATCACAAGAGATTCGTAGATGATTGCGATTTCCTTCATCTTTGAATTGGACCCCTTGAATCTCCAAAACCAATGAGCTTCAGCTATTTTTATGGCTTTGTCTAACAGGCTGTGTTTGAGTCCGTCTTGAGCGATCCCGACCTGCATGACATCGACTAAATCTTGGCTTTGGATGAAGGCAATTGTGTCTTCTTCCATGTCATAAAGATCATCGTCATCGTCATCGTCATCGTCGTCATCGTGACTCCCAAAGAATGGTTTCTCGTTTTCGGAATCTTCGTTATAAAATCTGTCCATAAACACCTCAGACGACTACGCTGTAAAGGGTACACATTCGCTTCCACAAATCGACGATCCTGTTTTCGCAGGATGTCATGTCTGCCGTCATCAGGCCATTAGCATTTGAGAACGGACAGCCTTTCAGGGTATCTATCCATTTGCCACAGCCTTTGCTGTATGACACCAATGATCTAACTTCTTGTGCGTCTTTGGCTTCTTCGCACAAGCTTTTTTCCTGCATTTCAATTGGATCTTCATCCAATAAAAATGAATTCAACATATCTGGGATATTCGGTTGTTTCAGGAACCATACATCATTGTCGAATATATTGGAATCCGAGTTGAGTTGTTCTAAGAGTTTTTGATCTAAAACATCGACCGCCATCACAAGAGGTTTGATGACTAGAATTGGGGCCTCGATCATCTTGTGTGCAATTGCCTTTCCGATTGCGTCCAAGCGAGAAGCGATAGGACTTTCTGTATCAAAAACATTGTGTCTAAGGACGGGCAAGTTGATTCTTTTGGTCCATTGGAAATACTGAAACGGAGTTTGTTCGTTTCTGGCAACGCTGATGGCTACTTTGGCATTCGGAAGGTTTTTGTAGATTGAGTACCAAGTTCCGAATGCTTGCCAATCCTGACCAGTTTCTGTTGTGATTAACACAGATAGGCCGTTTCCTGTTTCTGTAATCATGCCATAAAAGAGTCTGTTGACAGGAAATCCATGATTGGATAGACTTTATTGAGACGATTCCATTAGTATGGGATGTTGCAATACAAACTCGATGGCACCCCATCGGCGGTTTAGGGCACCGACTGTTGCGATTGCGAAAATTAAGACTTTTGATCACTCAACACGATTTATGATGCTTTTGCAGCGATGAAGCCCATATTTTTACCAGTCTTCGGAGCCGAAAGCCCCTACATCGTAGATGCTTGGTCACAAAGCGAGTGAGCGAAGCGAACGAGACTGCGACCAAGCCCTTTAGGGTAGGGGATGAAGGCGATGGACTAAAGATGGGCTTAAAAGTTTCTCTCCTTCAAAGCAGAGTGACGCTGGTCGAAAAGGACAAAAGCACCGTCCGCTCAGACTTTCTTGAAAATTGCCTCAGAAATCTGATGCGGCTACTCTATATAAGTTCGTGGGAGTAAATTACACATATCGGTTTCGTCTTCGACCAACCGCTGAACAACAAACACTGCTTGCCAAACACTTTGGTTGCAGCCGATACCTCTACAACTACTTTCTCGCACGACGCAAACAAGAATACCTCACCACTGGTAGGAGCAATAACTTCGTCCGTGACTGCAAAGAACTGACCGAGTTGAAGAAGACCGTCACTTGGCTCAAAGAAGTAAACAGCCAAAGCCTGCAACACGCCATCAAGAACCTCGATGCCGCCTACGGTAACTTCTTTGAAAAGAGAGCAAAGTTCCCGACCTTCAAGAACAAGAACGGTAAGCAGAGCTTCCGTGTACCACAGAACGTCAGATTGGTAGACGGCAAGCTCGTCATCCCGAAGTTCTTGGAAGGCATCAAGTGCGTCGTCCATCGTGAAGTCAAGAAGGAAATCTCGTATTGCACGATCACCAAAAACAAGAGTGGACAGTATCACTGTACACTCTTGGTCGAGAAAGAGATCGAACATCACAAGCCAGTAGATAAGGAAGTCGGTGTCGATCTCGGCATCAAGACGTTGATCGTAGACAGTGATAATCAGCAGTATGCCAACATCAAGCCGTACCGGACGTTGAAGGCTAAGTTGAAGCGTGTGCAAAGGAAGTTCAGCAAACGTAAGGAGAAGACGACTGATAAGAAGTCGAAACGGATCGAGAAACTTCGTGTGAAGTTGGCAAGAGTACACCAGAGGATCAAGGACGTTAGGCAGAACCATCTGCACCAGACGACCAAGAAACTGATTGACGAAAACCAAGTCATTTATCTGGAAACACTCGCTGTCAAGAACATGATGAAGAACCATTGTCTTGCGGGAGCGATTGCCGACTGTTCGTGGTTTGAATTAACCCGACAGTTGGAATACAAGGCGGCTTGGTATGGCAGGAATGTCGTGAAGATTGACAGGTTCTTCCCAAGTAGCAAGACTTGTAGCAGTTGTTTCTTCATCAAGCAGGACATGAAACTGAGTGATCGGGAGTGGATTTGCCCTGAGTGTGGGGTGAAGCACGACCGGGATCACAATGCAGCGAGGATGATCTTGTTGCAAGGTAGGAAAACTACGGGTGGAACGCCCGAAAGTAAAGCTCGCAGACTCAGAAGCAAACCGACTGAACTTTCAGTCGGCTGAGGATGAAGCGAGAAGCCCCGCCCCTTTAGGGGCGTGGGTAGTTCACAGAAACCCAACAGGAGAGATTACGTGAACTTGATGAAACCGTATGATGTTGCTCTTCAAGACATTCTTGAAAATGGAGCAGATCGAACCAACAAGCGTACCAACATCAAAACAAAATCCATCTTCGGGATGTGTAACAGATACCGATTGGACACGGACTACTTCCCGATCCTGACTCGCCGCAAGGTTTGGCCGAAGTCAGTTTTTGCAGAACTCATTTGGTTCCTCTCTGGAAGTACCAACAACGAAGATCTGAAAAAGGTCGGTTGCAATTTTTGGACTCCGTGGGTGGACCATGAATGGGAGAAGAAGAACGGATTTGCCGAGAACACGTTTGGCCCAGTTTATGGGTTCCAGCTTCGCCACTTCGGCGGCGAATATGGGAATGGATTGTCAAAGCAACCTCATCGTAACGATGAAGAAGATAAATCAACAAATGACTATGGCAAAGGCGGCTTCGACCAACTCGCTTGGGTTGTGAATCGAATCAAAGAAGACTCTTCTTGTCGTCGCACGCTCTGGACTCTGTGGAATCCACAGGACGTGGCTAAGATGCGTCTGCCACCATGTCACATGCTCTACCAAGTTCTGGTGGATGATGAACGGCGATTGACAGGCATCATGTATCAAAGAAGCTGTGATTTCCCTGTGGGTGTGCCAGCGAACATTCAGTTCTACTCAGCACTGACGATGATGATCGCACAACAAACTGACTGTACTGCCCATGAGTTCGTTCACATGACGGCTGACAGTCACATCTATGGCGACCAGATCAAAGCAGTTGAGGAATACCTCACGTTGCCAGAGATCGAATCCCCCAAACTCAAAATCAGAAAGGCAAAGGACATCTTCAGCTACACGCCAGAAGACTTCGAGATCACCGATTTCAAGTCAGGACCAAAGCTTGAGATTCCTGTTGCAGTTTAATACCATGCTCACAATCGCTTTTTACGTCGGTCTATTCGCAGTTGGCTACTTTGCAGGCAGGGCTGATCGTTCATGATTACAATCCTAGTCGCTTACGACGAGGCCCGTGTGATGGGTCATGATGGTGGAATTCCTTGGAGGATCACTGAAGACTTCAAGCATTTCAAACGCATGACTCTGGGCAACCCTTGCATCATGGGCCGCAAGACATGGGATTCGCTTCCTGCAAACTACAAGCCTCTGCCAGACAGACCGAACATTGTTGTCACGAGGAACTCCGTTTTGCTGGAGAATGAGTGGTATCTCAAGCTGACAGCTTCAAAGAATACGGCTCCAACATTTTTTGAAGACAGTGTTGAAGAGGCCATTGATTTTGCCACTGTCGCTTGTCCTAGAAAAGAGATCTTCATTATTGGAGGTGCTCAAATCTACCAATATGTCATGGAGAAGAAATTGGCAGATAGAGTTGTGGCTTCCGAGATCAAAGGTGTTCATGAGGGAGATACATTCTTCCCAAACCTGCCGCTTGAAGGCATGGAACTTGTGAAGTCCCATAAGATTCTCCAAGAATTCGATGATTTTACAATCGTCGAATATGCTCTTTGAAAAGTTTGTGTTCTAAAACTTAGAAGCCGCTGGTTAGCTCCAGCGGCTTTTTTCGTTTTTACACTCTCATAAGTTGCATTCAGAAAGGACTACAAATGCAACTATTGAAAGAGTTCCTTCAAAAGAACAGAGAAAGAAAGCTTAAGATCCATTGTGTTGGCGATGCAATGATCGACGAATACTATGACGTAAAAGTCAATCGTATAAGTCCAGAGTTCCCAATGCCAATCATGTGGTCTTCTAACAATTGGCCCATCAGGCGACCGGGCGGTGCCGCCAATGTTGCTTACCAATTCAGGCACTTCAATGTAGAGCCACTACTTGTCTGTTGGTGTGATGATCTTGGAAGAAGCGTTTTTACAGATCATCAGATTCGGTGGAGCCACGCTCTTGCTTCTGAATGTTGCACTCTGCCAGTCAAAAAGAGATTCTTAGATAATGGTGTTCAAGTTGTTAGGCATGATATTGAGACGCCTCTATGTGGATTAGATGAACATGTTGTTGATTTTGCCACAACTCAGATAACAACAATTATCCAAAAGACATTCAGACCAGATGTGGCCATATTATCTGACTACAATAAGGGTTTCTTCTCAAGTGAAGAGTATCGAGTGCTGGATTACTACAGAGATGTAACGACCATTGTAGACCCCAAGAAGGGTCCGCTGTCGAAATGGAAGGGATGTACGATATTCAAGCTGAACGACAAGGAAGCTCTGGAGTTGTCTGGCAGGACGAATTGGAAAGAGCAAGCCAAGCAACTCCAAAATGAATTGGAGTGTGAAGCTGTTGTGATCACGTTTGGCGGCGATAGAGTGTCTGGTGTTTGGAACGGAGACTTCTTCAATTTCAAACCAGAACATTCTGTAGTTGTCGAAAGTGTTGTTGGAGCAGGAGATTGCTTTGCCGCTTTCTTCTCAATGGCAATTGGCCATGGATTCTGTGTGCCAGAGGCCGCAGAGATCGCTTGGTATGCAGGTTCCAACTACGTCAAGAACAGAAGAAACAGACCCATAGTCCCAGCCGAGTTGGACCCAACTGGAGTTGTAGATCCAGCCGATTTAGAGAACCGTGATTTCAAGTTGGTGTTCACAAATGGATGCTTCGACCTTCTGCATGAAGGGCACATCAAAACTTTGGAGTTCGCCAAGAGCAAAGGCGACAAGCTTGTTGTGGCGATCAATTCAGATGACAGTGTGAAGAGGCTTAAAGGCGAAAATCGACCTATCAAATCACTCGATCAGCGGATGGCGGTGATGAGTGCTATGAAAGCGGTCGATTTTGTTGTGTCTTTTGATGAAGACACGCCATTGGAATTGATCAAAAGAATCAAGCCCGATGTTCTTGTCAAAGGACAAGACTATAAGGAAAGTGAAATTGTTGGAGCAGACTTAGTTTCAGAAGTGTATCGAGCACCAATTATTAAGGGCTTGAGCACCTCTGGATTCCTTAAGACTTAACGCTGCAAGTGCAGTTCTTGCACTTGCATTCTCCGCAAACATTACCACAGCAGCACTTGCCGCCTTTGCTGCATTCGCAACCTGCTTTACAGCAATTGCAACAGTTGCAGTGGCATCCAACAAAACAAACACAAAGGGCAACGCCCAACACAAACGAAAGAAGATATTTCATATTAGACCTCAGTTAGAGTATCATATATCTATGCGTAATAAACTCATAAATAAAGTTGCCAAGAAGAAAGCCGAAGGCAAATGCTGCTTCTGTGAAGAAGAGGACTATGCTGTTCTTGATTGCCATAGAATAGTGCCCGGAGAAGAAGACGGCGAGTACACAGATTTCAATACGGTTGTTACTTGTGCTAATTGCCACAGGAAGGTTCATGACGGTCAAATAGTGATCGACAGGAAGTATTTCTCAACAACTGGCCGCTGGGTTCTGCATTTCTGGCAAGACGGCGAAGAGAAATGGTTGCAGATTTGATAAATAAGGTATGAAATTCAAAACATGGTTCAAAGAAACGGTCATGAATTCTGCGGGGAACGACAACCAGCCCACGCAAACGAATCAGGCTACAGATCAAGCTGCCAAATCTATTATGGGCAGCAAGGGCTTTGCTCCTGTCCAAAGCCAGCTTACAGCATCAACTGGAAGCCCTAGTGCTCAAAGAAGTCAGTTGATCAATACTGTAACTAAGGATTTCAAGTCGATTGTGCCTCCACAAATCGCTCCTTTGACATCTCCAGCCCCTGTGGCGTTCAACATTCAGAACTCACTGGGTTTGAAATTGGGCCTTCCAAAGCCACAATTCATGAAGAGGAAATAATGAGATTCAAAGAATTTTTACAGACAGAACTTAGTGGAATGTTCGGAGACATCAAGACTGCAAACGGAGAACTAGGTCTGTTCCAAAATCAAATAAAGGCTGCAAAACCTGTAAAAAACAAGGGAACAACAGTTGGAAGAATCATGTCAACTATGGTTAATCCTGTGATGCCAGCAAAGCCCACAAGTGGCATTGGTTATAAGCAACCACAATCAATTCGATCTGTAATCAAATAATTTCTTAGAATACCTCTTGTGTTGATTTTCTTCTTTAGATATACTCGCTGATGTTATGGGTGGGTTCGACTCACTCTTCTTCTAAAAAAGGGGTTTTCTATGGAGAACACATCAGTCTTAAAGAAATTCGCAGATCTGTATGATCGTCGTGAGTTTCTTGCTCTTAACGAAGAGATGTCCTTCGCAGAGTATCTGGAAAAGGTACGGTCGAAACCAAAGCTGGCCAGAAACTCATTTCAATATGTCTACGACATGATCATGGAGAAGGGCACTAGCACCTTCGAACGATACCGCAAGACATATACCCGGTATCACTTCTTCAACGACAACGAGGTTCCTATCTTCGGTCTCGAAGAAACTCTTCAGGATCTCGTGGATTTCATCCATGGTGCCGCTGGCAACTATGGAACAGAGCGTAGAGTTCTGTTGCTGCACGGTCCTGTAGGATCGTCCAAATCCACAATCTGCCGTCGTCTCAAGAGAGGTCTTGAAACCTACTCTCGTTCTGAAGCCGGAGCGTGGTACACCTATAAGTGGGTGGGTCTCCCAACCGAAGCCGATGGTTTGAACCCGGCAGTTTTCACAGAGGCATCAGATGTGTCTCCGATGAACGAGAACCCTTTGAAGCTCATGCCAAAGAATATGCGTGATGAGTTCCTCAAAGAAGTCAATTCAGCAAATCACGAAATGTCCAGTGAAGAAGATCGTGAAAACATTTACAGGTTGATTTGTGATGGCGACTTGAACCCACGTTGCAAGTTGTTCATGAAGATGCTCTTGGAAAGATACAAGGGCGATTGGCTTCAGGTTGTCGAGAATCACATCGTTGTGATTCGCCGAGTCCACTCGGAAATCGACAGATGCGGCATCGGCACATTCCAGCCGAAGGATGAAAAGAACCAAGACAGCACCGAATTGACAGGTGACATCAACTTCCGTCACATCGGAAACTATGGTTCTGACTCCGACCCACGAGCCTTCAACTTCGACGGCGAATTCGAAGTGGCTAACCGTGGCGTATGTGAATTCATCGAAATGTTGAAACTCGCCAATGAGTTCCTCTACGATTTGCTCGGCGTTGCACAAGAACACCAGATCAAACCCAAGAAGTTCTCACAGATCGTGGTTGATGAATTCATCATCGCCCACACCAACAACCCTGAATACGAGAAGCTCAAGAACAACCAGTTCATGGAAGCTCTTCGTGACAGAACAGTCAAGGTTGACGTGCCATACTTGACACGTTGGTCTGACGAAATCAAGGTGTTGGAGCAGGATTATGGTCCGGGCAAGATCAAGCAACACATCATGCCGCACACACTGGAAATCGCAGCACTCTTTGCTGTGCTCACCAGATTGCAGGATGACCCAGACGGCAAGATGGACTTGCGTGACAAGGCCAAATTGTACGATGGACGCAGCTTGCCGGGATGGACAGAAGATTCTGTCAAGGAACTCCGAGACAGATTCGTCGATGAAGGTCTGACCAGCGGTGTGTCTGCTCGATACACACAGAGCGGTATCTCCAACTGTTTGGCTCGACACAAGAAGTACGTCAACGTCTTCCATGTCATGAGCGAACTCAAGGAAGGTCTTGGAGCATCCTCGCTGATCAGCAAGGTTGAAGACAAGAAGAGATACGAATACTGTGCCGAGTTGGCCATCAAGGAACTGGACGAAATTCTGAAGAATGAAGTTCAGCGTGCCCTTGTCTCTGACGAGAAGGCAATGGAACGTCTCTGCAACAAGTACATCGACAACGTGATCTCCTATGTGAACAACGAACGTATGATCAATCCAATCACGAACCAGCCGATGGAGCCGGACGAAAGGTTGATGAGAAGCATTGAAGAGAAGGCTGACATCCCAGAACAGGGTTGTGATGACTTCCGTCGTAGCTTGGCGGCGTTCATGGGAACTCAGAGCCGTCGTGGCAAGGAATTCAAGTGGGATTCCAACGAAGAACTCAAGAGGGCTATTGAGGCCAAAGTCTTCGAGGACATCAAGGACACCATCAAGTTGTCCACATTGACCAAAGAAGCTGCTGAGTTGGACAAGGATCTGCAAGAAAAAATCGACGCTATCAAGACTCGGTTGATCAAGCAGTATGGCTACAACATGCAGTCTGCCACAGACGTTCTGGATTACGTCAGTTCAATTTTTGCAAGAGGGGATATCTCTAAGTAGCATAAGCACTTACGTCAATTCTTACAGATTTCTGTAAGAATTGACGTAAAATTTTTCATACATACTATAATGGTAGTATGGAGGTGAATATGAAGACTTGCTATCGTTGCAAAAGAGAATTGTTAGAAGATCAGTTTGGGAAGAACAAAAGCAAACCGGGCGGTTTGGCTGACGAGTGTAAAATCTGTAAAAGCGAGCTTTGTAAAGAATACCAGAGTCGCAATAAAGACGAGATCAAGATTAAGAAACACAAGTATTATCTTGAGAACAAAGAGCAGATCTCAGAGAAGACCAGTCAATACGCCAAAGATCATCGTGAGTGGCACAATGCAAAAGGAGCAAAAGCCAAGAATAAACTAAAATCAGAAGTGTTCGCAGTTTATTCTTGCGGTGATCCAAAATGTAAAAGTTGTAACGAGACAGACATTGGCGTTCTTACTATTGATCACATTACTGGAAATGGGTCCGATCACAGAAGAGAGATTTTTGGGAATAGCAAACGGTGTGGATATCCATTTTATCAGTGGCTCAAGAGAAACAGCTACCCAGAAGGATTTCAGGTTCTTTGCTACAACTGCCAATATCGTAAACGATTACATGAGATGAGATCTGAAGAACAGACGCATCTCAAAGAAGTTAGAGCGGCATACGCCAGATCAGTCAAAGTTGAGTGTCTTGAGAGTTATGGTAGTTGCAAATGTGAGTGTGGCGAAGATGATGTTGTTGTATTATCGCTCGATCATGTGAACAATAATGGTGCTGATCACAGAAAAGAAACCGGAACAAGAGGATATAATTTTTATATTATGTTGAGGAAGACAGGGTTCCCAAATGATCCGCCATTACAAGTTTTGTGTATGAATTGCAATATTAGGAAAAGAAATGTCAAATATAAAGAAGGAAAAAACGGACAAACAAATGACGGTTATGGTTCAACCTTCGTTATTTGAGGTATTTGAGAAGAAGTGTCAGGAAGAACACAGGAATGTATCGGAAGTAGTTCGTGAATTGATATCGAAATATTCACAGGGCTGGAATCAGATCCCTAAATGAAGAATTGACGTAAAATTTTTCATGCAGAGAAGACGATGTTGTCTTGATCATGTGAATGATGATTTAATATCCAAGTATGGTTTCAGTTTCCACAAGGTGTAATATATGAAAAATCAAGTAACAAATAAGACTCGAAGAAATACATTAGTTAAATTTAATTTTGAAGATTTGCCTGTAGAATATCACAGCCAATATCCATTTTGTAAGGAAGACATATTTCTGTTTTTGGGAGAAATCAAAAAAATGGATGGTCATTGCGTTGTAGCTACAAAGGATGGAAGAGTTATATGGGGCTACCATACAGATAATTTCATTGTTCTTTCAGATGATGAAATTTAAGAAATTAAAGGAATAAAAAATGCCTAACAGCATACATGGAGCATGGCGATTAATTGGCGATTAATTGCAGATATTTACAGATTTACAAAGACATGATAAAATCAAAGTAGACTGGTGTAAGTCAAATTTTTACAAACTCATTCAAATTAAATATAATGAGTTTGATTCAGTAGAAAAAATTATCTCAAAAGAGGTGTATTATCCCCAATAGAATCCAAGAAGACCACAAAAAATTCAGAGACGTAATTTCTGGCCGTACACGCCGGGAACTCAAGCGTCTGATCAAATCAGGATCAATCATTCGTCAACGCCCCAAGGGCGGCAAGATGACTGTCAGTATCCCGCAGATTGACATCCCGCACTTTCTATTCGGAGACACAGGCAAAGGTGTTGGCCGAGGTCCGGGAAAAGATGGCGATGTAATTGGTCGTGAGCCGCAGCCGGGCCAAGGCAGCAAGCCGGGGGATCAACCGGGTGAAGGTATCAACATTTCTGTTGATATGGAAGATGTCCTGCGATTCATGCAGGAAGAGCTTCAACTTCCAAGGATGCGTCCAAAGCCGAATGAGACGTTTGAAGAAGTCAAAATCAAGTACAACGACATCTCGAAGAACGGCCCAGAGTCACTGCGACATACTCGCCGGACGATGAAAGAAGCCATCAAGAGAATGGCCACAACAGGAGATCTGTATGATCCCAAGATCATTGCTGGCACTAGAAGTCCCGGCAAGTTGATCACTCCGATTAACTCAGACCGTCGTTACAGACAATATCAAGAGATCAAGATTCCAACATCCAATGCTGTTATCTTCTTCGCCAGAGACTGTTCTGGGTCGATGGATGACTACCGTTGCGACATCGTGTCTGATATGGCATGGTGGATCGACTGTTGGATTAGACGATTCTACAAGAAGGTAGATCGTTGTTACTTCGTGCATGACACCAGAGCTTGGGAAGTCAATGAAGAGGAATTCTACACTTACAGATTTGGTGGCGGAACACAGTGTTCTTCTGCGTTCAAGGCAATTGCTGAACAGTTGGAGAACAGATATCCTCCACACGCCTACAATGTGTATGTGTTCTACTTCTCTGACGGCGACAACTGGGGCGGTGATAACGAAGAGATGTTGAAGACAATCAAGGAAGAACTTGGTCCAAACAAAGTGAACATGATCGGTATGTCACAGGTTTGTTCTTGGAGATACGAAGACAGCGTTAAGCACTTCTTTGATCAAGCGATCAAGAGCGGCAAGCTGTCTGATTACATGAGAACGGCTTATGTTGGGCCAGAGGAATCAAAGGGCGACAGTAACTTCGGATTTGGAAACTGGGGCTATGCTCCAGATATGTCTGAAGAAGACAGAAACAGCCAAATCATCGAAGCCATCAAATCCTTGCTTGGCAAGGAAAGTGCCGCCATGTCGGAGGTCGCATGAGGTGCAAAGAAACAAGATATGGCCCAATGATGTATCCAGAGAACGACGACCTTACAGGTCGTTCTCTGGATTGTTATGGCGAGGCTCAGCAGCTTGAAATAGAATACCTAGAGAAGATCGTTGGTGAAGGTGATGTCATGATGGACATCGGGGCCAACATCGGTGCCATTACAATTCCAATGTCAAAAAGAATTGGCTCAAAGGGATATGTTTTGGCTCTCGAAGCTCACTCGATGTTGTTCTATACTTTGTGTGGCAATTTGGCACTAAATGGTCTGAGTCACGTTCAGGTTTTTCAGAGGGCCGCTGCCGACAAAACGGGAAGTATGTTCTATTTCCACCACTTTGATTTCTCCAAGTCACAAAACTTTGGCAATCTCAAGTTGGCAGGTTTGCTCAACTACAAAGACGACAATGGGAATTCTTACGATAATCCTGTCACAGCGATTGCATTGGATGATCTAGGAATTGCCAGTCCGAAACTCATCAAGATTGATGTCGGAGGAATGGAGCCTGTAGTTCTCAATGGTTTGAGAAGAACACTCAAAAGAGCAAAGCCAATTCTGTACATTGATTTCAGACAGAACTGGCAATACATCATAGAGTATTTGAATTCTGTGGGATATGAGTGGGCTTTGCACGAGACTCCCTTGTTTAACCCGAACAATTTTCAATCTGTGTCAGAGAACGTATTGTTGGACGAAAGCGGAATGCCGCTTATGTCTTATGACTTGGTTTGCTGGCACAAAACAAAACGCCCCGATTTGGATGATCCGTACATTGTGGATTTGGAGAAGAGCGATGATCCAAGACACGTCCAAATTAAAGAGGTAAGAGATAATGCAGACAGAGCAGCAGATTTTTCAGTCGAAGATGATTAACCAATCGCTGGCTGCGGCCTACAATTGTATTCATACAGGACGACCAAACGAAGCTGCAAACATGCTTGGGGTCGTCCAACGGATCGAACCAGATAACCCCTTAGTCCCTGAGTTTTTTCGGCTTATCGCAGCGAAGAGCGGATTGTGCGATGAGCCGGAAATTGCCGAGTTCGGTAACTTTTGGGGCGGCGAAAACCTCAATGGTTGTACCATTGAGGTTTTTTGCGATCAGGGCATGGGTGATACAGTAAATATGCTGCGATATCTGCACCTCATGAAGAATCGTTGGTCATGTCGCATCGTCCTGAACTGCTACGCTTACTTTGAACAGTTCGAAAGATTACTCAAAGACGTGCCTTACATCCACGAATTTGTTAAGTATCACAAGACTTGCGATTACTTTACAGACATTTTCTGCTTGCCGACAATTCTTTCTGACATTAAATTGCCGATTCAATATCCCGCTCATTTTGCTATGGTTCTTGAAAAGGGTGTGCCTCCGCAACCAATTTTGCCAGCGTATGCAACATTCTCAAGTGCAGACGCATTGAACAACATTCCAGAGAAACCGAGAGTTGGTGTTTCTTGGATGTCAAATCCAGAAAATCAACTGTCAACCAAAAAATCAATCCCATTAGAGATCATCGAGAAATTACAGTCCCCAATGTACGATCTGTGGTCTCTTCACCCAGATGAATGCCCGCCATTCATGAACAAGATCAGATTGAGAGATCTGTATGATACAGCGGCTGTTGTGAGTTGTTTGGATTATGTGGTCTCGGTGGATACGGTGGTATTACATCTGGCCGGAGCAATGCAGGCTCCGACCTATGGCATGATTCCAGATGGCTGTGACCCTCGGTGGGGAACAGAAAATGATCTTACTGAGTGGTATCCTTCTGTGACTTTAATAAGACAAGAGGGAGATTGGTTGTGTGCAATCAAAGAAGTCAAAGAATGCTTGGAATCCATTTTCAGAGCAAGATAGGTATTGAGTCTTTCTTTTCGATCTTGTAGAATAAGGCATAGAAGGAGCTAGTGACATGGCAAAAGTTTCTAAAATGATGAGTGGGTCTCCGATCCTTTGTGGCGATAACACAATTCCGGGATTGAAGATTCACAAAGAAGTTCTCGAACAGATTCCCGCTATTGAAGCGGCCTGTAAAGGTATGGGTCTGGACTACTACCCAATCATCGTGGAATTCGTCAGATATGACGAAATGGCAGAACTCGCCAGTTATGGCGGATTTCCTGTAAGATACCCACATTGGAAATGGGGAATGGAATATGAAGAACTCTCCAGAGGTTACGAGTACAATCAATACCGTATCTCTGAAATGGTAATTAATTGTTTGCATCCAGAAGCTCCAGTCTTAACATCACAAGGCACCATATCGGCTAAAAATGTTAAGACGGGAGATGAAGTTTTGTTAGATGGCAGAACAAGGAATGTAATCGCTGTTGTGCGACAACCAAAAGCGAAGACTAAGAAAATTCGTCTTCGTAAAGGGCAAGAAATGATTTGTTCTCCAAATCATAAATGGAAAGTTTTGACAAAAAACGGACCTGACTGGGTTGAAACAAAAGATCTTAAATCAGGAGATATTTTGTTGGGCAACGATTCATTCAATATGGTTCGTTGGGACACTAAATTGCAATGGTCCTTGGATGATGTGTGGGACGACACTCGGCCAGCATCCAGACCTTGGCTTAAAAAAATTGTTCCGCCAGCAGAAATGAATTTGGCTTTGGCAGAACTTTTGGGCGTGCTAATTGGAGATGGTTCGGTTGGGGTTCAAGGTGCAGAAAATAATTTAGCTGTAGCTGTAGGAAAAGATAATCGCCAATATGCTGAACACGTGGCATCGTTATTTTCTGTTGTTTTTGGATTAGAGGCTGTAATCCAAGAGAAAACGGCTGGGTTGGTTGTTCTTTTGCAGTCTAAAGTTGCTGTTGATTTTGTTGATTATCTTGGCATAAACAAAGGTTCTACATATGAGAACAAGAGAATCCCACATTCAATTTGGAAATCTCATCCGATTTTCAGAGCAGCGTTCCTAAAAGGTTTATTTGATACAGACGGATATGCCACTGATCAACTCGGCATGAGTTGTTTTAATATTAATCTTGCTAATGATGTCCAAATTATGTTTTCTGAGATGGGCATTCAGACTATATTAGAAACATTGACAAATGGCACAGGAAAATACGGCAATGAACTATTCATCAATGTTGTAGAAATTAGAGGACAAGCCGCTCTTAGAAAATTCCGGGACAGGATTGGATTCACTATTCCTTACAAAACACAGGGCTTGAATAAACTCACATCACGAATTTATTGTCGTGGCGGAGGGATTCATTCTGAATATATTCAAAACTCTCTTTTGGAATGGGGAGAAGAGATGGATATTACATCTTATAACTGTCCGTCTCTTGGTCGCTCGCTGAATCAGATGAAAAAGAAAAGTGTTGGAAACAACTGTTTGCTCAGCTTTATTGAAAGGGCGGCTAATGTTGAGAAATATAATTCACCAGCGGAACTGTTGATGATATTAGAAAACCCAATGTTTGAGGTTCAAGATGTGCTAGATGGTGAAGAAACAGAAACAATTGACATTGCTTTAGATCATAACGATCATGATTTTATAGCTTATGGTCTTGTTACTCATAACACCAACCCATGCTACATCTATTGCATGGACTCAAACACACTTGTTGACAACGTGGACGTTATAGCCCACGCTATTGGTCACAACGACTTCTTCAAGAACAATATTTTCTTCGAGCCGACCGATGAAAACATGATGAACAAGTTGGCCAACCACGGCACCAGAATCAGGAAATACATGTCCCGTTGGGGATATGAAGTGGTAACTGAATTCATTGATCATGTTCTGAGGATTGACACTTTGATTGATCCACAACATGCGTGGAGCAAGAAGACGATCAGAAATGCTGTTGTTAAAGACGAGAGAAGTTATCTGTTTCCAGAGCGTCTCAAGTCACACCACAACTACATGGATGAATGGGTCAACCCAAAGAGCTTCATCGACAAACAGCACGAGGACATTGAGAAGCAAGAAGCCGCTCAATTCTTGGACATCTTCGAGAAGCCTGAGAAAGACATTCTGGGATTCATCAAGGACAATGCTCCTTTGAAACCATGGCAACAAGACATCATCAGTATGCTGTATGAAGAGTCGATGTACTTCCAGCCGCAACGTCAAACGAAGATGCTCAATGAAGGTTGGGCGTCGTATGTTGACTATCATCTGATGTGCCGAGAAGGTCTCTGTAATCTGGGGCAGAAGAAGGATGGCGACGGTATTTGGCATTACGCCGATCACAAGTGGCGAGTTCTGGGCGGCAAGTATTCCATGAACCCATACAAGATGGGATTTGAGATCCTGTTGGATATCGAGGATCGTTGGAATAAGGGTCGATTCGGCAGGGACTACGAAGAGTGCCGTGACATCAAGAAAAAGGAAGACTGGGATTTGAAGCTTGGTCTTGGCAAAGAGAAAGTCTTTGAGGTTCGCAAGTTCTACAACGACTACACAGCAATTCAAGAGTTCTTCACGCCAGAGTTGTGTGAGAAGAAGCAATTCTTTGAATGGCGTCTCTTCCCTAACGGCGAATACAAGATCATCAACCGGGACTTCAAGACGATCAAGCAGAAACTGTTGAAGAGATACTTGAATGGTGGCTTGCCAGACATCAGACTTACTGATCCAAATCACTTGGGCAAGGGCTGGTTCTTCATCAAGCACATGTGGGACGGTCGTCCTCTGGAAGAACGATACGCCAGAGAAACAATCATCTCATTGTTCAAGCTGTGGCAGAATACGATTATTCTGTCTACACAAACGATGGAAGACAAGGAGTTTGTCTACATCTGTGATGGAACTAATCCTGACAAGGATGTTCACCTTCTGACACGTGAAGAATACGAAAAGGATTTCATGCGATGAGAAACAGAAAAGAACGTAGTGAATTAGCCAAAGCGAATGGCAGGGCCAGAAATCTTGAAAGAAGGACAACATCTGAGGCTCAGATGTCTAAGTCTCTTCACAAGAGCGGCTGGACTACACATTGTGGGACTTGGTTCAAAGACGACATTAAGGCTGGTTCAATTCACGAGGCATGTAAAATGCAGAGTGATTTGGCAAAGAATGCAAATGTTGTATTGGCTGAACAGATGACACAACATTTGCAAGAATCAGGTTGGGTGAAATGCGAATCTCACAATGCTTGGAAGAGAAAAAATTGGAGAGAGGCGATCACGACCTACAAGAACAAACTGATGTTCAGCGAATGGGACGACAGCATTGTGGGCCGTCATAGCATCTGGGTTAGTATGCCACGGACTCGTGAATTCGACCCAGAAGAATTCTATGTTGCAAAGCTGAAAGATGCTTACAGACAACAACTTAAGATTGATGCAGACGCATTAGAAGAAGTTGAAGTTTAGATAACAAAAAAGCCAGTCTCACGACTGGCTTTTTTGTTATCTTCTTGGAGTCCTGCTATGAATTTCCTGTGTCATTTTTGACACTGCATCTCGGCCACCATTGGTCCACCATTTGCCAAATTGTTCTTGATCGCCGAAGCCCCATTGTCTTAGTTGACCAAGCATCTTCCAAGATAATGGTTGTTCTGATCCTTGGAATTCATTTGGTTGATTGTACATGTTGGCATTTGCAGCAATGTTGGGCATAGTCTGCATAGGATCTCCGCCATGTGCGATTGTATTTTGCACGAATCTTTGGATGTCATCCATGCGAGGATTGCCTCTAAAGTTGCTGGCAGGATCTCTAAGTGTTGGATTTTGCCAAAACGTGCTGGCTTCATTGTTTATCTTGTCTTGAAGCCATTCTGTGAAAAGTTTCTGTGCCATTTCTCTCCTTATTCTTGTCCGAATGTACCGGGGCCAGCCATTTGAGAACCGTTAGATGGAATCATGTTCGGGTGTTGCTTCATTGCTTGAAGATAACGTGGATCTCCGGTAGCCATACCTAAACCAGTTTCTTCTTGTGGCGGAACTTCTTTATCCATCTTAACTTTGTCCCACTTCCTTTTGAAATCAGACCACATCTTCTTGAACTGGCTAGTTTTGGTCCCAGCTTCTGCCTGTTGTGGCAAAACACTGTCCAAATGCTCCAATCCGGCATCAATGGCTGATATTCGATCTGCGTCTTTAGCCAACTTAGGCTCTTGAGCATCGACTTGTGGCTGCATATTCGTGCGTTTGACCTCATCGGAGGCAGGTGTTTCACTGCCACGATTGATCATTAGTTCTGGGGACATTCCGCCCAGACTCATTTCTTGGTCTTCGATCCATGTCTTAAAGCTCATGGTATTATCTATAGACTCAACTGACGATTTTGGTTAAAGTCTTCTTTTCTAAGGAGGCATGATGCCAGAACAAACCAACCTACAAGACCAGCATTTCAATGTCCGACTGAAGGTATCTGATGTTTGGACCAAGATGATGGTCGAGTTTCTTAAAGAAACGGGCCATATCGAAGATTACAGAGAATCAACTCTGGACGAAGACAAGAACCTGTTGATCGACTACTGGTTCAAATATCCAGACGAAAAGGAGTTCGTCCCCATCGCTTTCAAATTGCGAATCGACCCTGCCAGAAGGGACATCCCAGTTGTTTACAGCCAGCCGTTCTATGGCACAAATGGGGAGAAGACAGTTCTTGGCCGTGACTTCCGGTGTTTGCAGGGACAAGTGCGTGAGTATTATGTTGCTGTAAAGAACGCCGAGAAGGAGTTCTGTGAAATTTACAGAATCTCAAAGGAAACTTTGTCTCCCAAAATCGACGAGATGATTGCATCTTGGAAAACAGACGAGAATATCTCCAGCCAGTTCATCGCTTTTGACAAGCTTACAGAAGCTCGAAACGAAATTCTCTTAAAGAACTTGAACTGGGGGAAGGGAGTTCGTAAGATATGGCAGACGAGCAACGGAGAGATTTGGTGGCAGAAGAATCCCGGCGAGAAGTTCTCCAAAATCAATCTGTATGTTCCTGAGAGCTTTAAGGAAGAAAGTTTTCAGATTCCGACCGCTGCTTACCAGAGAATGCTTGAGAAATCCAAGCAAGATTCTTAAAGAAAACAGGGTCTTTTTGCGAACATCAAAGCAGGAGAAATACGATGTCACAGCAACAATTACTAATTCCTCAAAAGATCAATGTCGGCTTCCAAAATCGGGGCGACACCTACACGGCCAAACTTGGCTATGTGATCTATTACGATCACAAGGGCGTGCTTCGCAAGGAAAAATCTTGGCAGGGATGGCGTGATCAGAAGATCGCTCCGCAAGAGTTTCAGAACGTGCCGACAGAAGGCTTCGTTCTCAACAGGAAGGTCGGTGGCTACAAGAGCGATTGGAATTATCGCAGTGCCAAGATCAGGATCTATGATCCTCGTGACTGGGAGTTCGAGATCACGCTCGAAAACCTGTTGTTCATTCTTGCGGTTGGTGATTGTAGCCGTGGCAAAGGTCTGGAAGGTCAGTTTGTTTATGCTTGGGATGGCACAGAACTTGTGCTGTTGCCTGTAGCTTCTGTTGATTACAAGAAGTCCACAGAATACACAGAATTGCAAGCCTGCAAAGTGAAGGCCAAGGAACTCATTCCCGGAGCTTCCTACAAGACCAAGAAGCAAGAGGTCTACGTTTATCTGGGTAAGTTCGTCAAGCACGTTGTCCATAGCAACAACACTTGGGAAAAGGAAAAGACAGGCCCTCGACAACTCTTCTGGGACGGCAATAACTTTGTCTTCCTGACCAGCATGGCCACGATTGCCACTCTTCATTCCGATGCGATTTCTCCAGATTATGCGGAGCTTGTTGACAAGTACAACAAGTCTATCTGGGGCAGCAAACCAGTCAAGTTCTTTACCAAAAAGGCAAAGAAGGCGACGAGAAAAGATGGTTATCACTATGGGGAGAACTGGGTCAAAGAAGAACCAGATGGTTCTTACTTGTTCTGTTCATCTTCTTTTGAACAGAAATACGACCAATCCGCCAAAAGATATGTTCATTCGACAGAACCAACCCAAATTACCATCAACACGAAGTTGTCTATCAAAGACGACATTTTGCATTCTGAATCTTGGGGCAAATCTTGTTACAAAGACAAGACTGCTCATGAGCACCAGAAGCGGCAGTATCGTTATTATGGTCCAGAATACCAAAACAGATTTTTCGACAATTGGATCGAACCAACTGGACTTGCATTGTGGGTCGAACTAGAAAGCGGCTCCAAGTTCCAGATGTCAAATTCAAGCTTGATTGATCACACCAAAACCAAGGAGACATACGAAGATGACGACGAAGACGAAGACTACTAAAGACAGCACGGACGCCAAGACACTTGAATTGATCAATGCTGTCAAGGTGCAGAAGGAAGAGATCTCCAAGGCTGAGCGGCCCACATGGATTACAAACTGTTCCTTCTCATACACCGAGCGTCCAAACGACGCCATGAACATTCATGTTGAGGCAAACATTAGGAATCTGGTGTGCATCGCTGCGTTCTTGAAGGAAAAGGAAAAGTCCTACAAGGAAGCGGCAGAAGCACTCGGAGTGGATGCTCCGGCATTCACATGGGGAGGCCATTCAGTCAATGAATGGCTGGAAGATCTGAAACTTAGAATCAACAAGATTCAGATTGCTTCCAAGAAGAAGAAGCTGGAGATTTTGGAATCTCGGCTCAATGCCATCATCAGTCCTGAACTCAGGGCAAAGATGGAACTCGAAGCAATTGCCAACGAGTTACTGTAAGTTTACACAACAAACCAACCACCAAGGAGATAACGATGAAAACTGAATTTCTATTGTCAGAAGAGTTCGTAGACTTTTCTGCAAATGTCAAAAGGCTTCACGATCAGAAGAAAGAATTCGAAGCCGAATTCAAAAAGTTCTACACAGAACACAAGGCCAGAGTGAAGGGCATTGACGACGAGGCTCTCAAACTTCAACAGGAGTTTGACAACTGGGTCGTGGCTCAAACTCAAAGCAAAGCCACGCCGAACCAAGGAAAGGACAAGTCCTAAATGGACCTGCGATATTTCAACGACATGACAAACCAAAATGTCCGTCAGCCAATTGATCTGTCACCAATGTCAGATCAAGAGTTGTATGCTCTGCAACAGCGAATCTATGCTGAAACCCAGCAAAGACAAGCCGCTGCCAGAGCCAACAACGAGAAGGTGGGCAAGGATTTCCTTGCCAGCAGCGAGGCTCAGCAACTGAAGGCTGACATTCAGGCTTTGGAAGCTGAGTTCTCTTTGCTTCCAAAGAAGATCGACCTCAATCAAAAGATCACTCTGAAGTTGTCGGCTGAGATGAGCATGTACGAATCTGTAACTGAGATCATCGAAAATGGAGATGATCCTTGTGGATTCACACTGGAATTGGAAGATGCGTCTTCTGTTCCAGAAGACTTGAAGAGCAGCATTGAGAGCATGATCGACGATCTGAATTCTGACTACAATCCAGCAGGCGAATTCTTGCAGAATTCGTTTGATGGGCGACAGTGGTCCGATTTCTTACAGAAACTAAAAGGGCTTGATGACCGGCTCAAAGGTCTGTATGATGCCGGTCTGGACCTTGACGATCTCATGGAGGAGTAAAGCATGATTATGATTTCTGATTTTTAGATTCTGGAAGCCTCCTGTATAGATAATACAGGAGGTTTTATGTCATCAGGAATTAAGCTTACACAAGAAGAAGTTTCAGATTATTTTAAGCAACAAGGTTGTGAACTTCTCGATTCATACAAGAACGCACGTACTAAGATAAAGTATCGCTGCGTGTGTAACAATATATCAGAAATAGTTTTTTACAGTTTTAAGGCAGGTAATCGTTGTCGCAATTGTGGCAACAATAAAAATTCTGACAGGCAAACTTTTTTACAAAAAGAAGCAGAAGAAAAATTTAATAAAATTGGTTGTAAGCTGATTGGAAGTTACACAAAATCCAGAATACCAGTTGAATTTCAATGTCATTGTGGATTGATTTCTACAGGAATTCCAAATAATATTTGGAGACGTGGTCGCTGTGGAGAATGTGGCATTAAAGCTAGATCAAAAGAGAATCATTATATGTGGTATGATGATCGTGAAGAATATAAGCAGATTTGTAGCTTCAAGGATCGTTGTCATAAGCTCATAACCATGGTTCTTAATGTAACTGGAAGAGTAAAAAACAAAAAGTCGGCAGAACTTTTGGGGTACGATTACAAACAACTTCAAGAGCATATCAAATCACATCCGAATTGGTCTAAAATTAAAGGAAAGTGGCATGTTGATCACATATTTCCTATCAAGGCATTTATTGATCATGGAATTTCTGATTTAAAGATAATTAATGGTTTGGATAATTTAAGACCACTTGACTCTAATGAAAATTTGTGCAAGAATGCGAAGTATGATAAGGATGAATTTTACACTTGGCTTAAAAAGAAAGGGATTTTATGATGCACCATCCAATTACAGGTTTTGAACATTTGCATCGTCATAGTGATTTTAGCCTCAACAATTAGGGGGCCTTGTCAGAGAAATCTGATAAGCAAACCGGGTGAACTCAGGGAAACCCTAACGTAAAGACGAGGGCAATCCTGAGCCAAGCCTGCGATACATCGCAGGAAGGTGCAGAGACTACTGGAGGGATAAAGTTCCCTTAATTACCAGATTCAGTGCCCGGCATCCATTTTGGATGATGATATAGTCCACGCCACAGGAAACTGTGGAACCGTCGTGCTTAGACGGATTCGCCATGGTCTCCGAATACGCCGAGCGTATGCGGGAAATCAATCAAAAGTTTCTGTGCATTACAGACCACGGGGTGATGGGTGCTGTGCCACAGCAAGTATCCGAAAGCGAGAAACACAATCTGTTTCCGCTATTCGGATGCGAGCTTTACATCAACCACATGCAGCCAGAAGTCAACAGCCGGGAAGAGTCGGCTGAATACAGAAAGTCTTTGGGAGATGGATCGACTGAAGATCGTACTTCCATAGACAAGAAGCCAAGTCTGCTGCAAAAGAAGTTCGACAAGTCGTCGCACTTGTTGGCCATTGCCTACAACAACGTGGGCTATTCCAATCTTGTGCGTTTGACATCATGGGCATGGATTCACGGTTACTACCGTCGCCCACGCATCAATCACGAAGTCCTTCAGAAGTACAAAGAAGGCATCATCTTTACGACCGGCTGTGGCAACAGCGAGATCGCCAATGCTTTTATGGGCGACAAGGATGAGTCAGGCAAGCCGATCTTCAATGAAGAAGCCGGATTCCAAATGTTGGAACGGTATATCCAGATGATCGGCACCAAGCACCTCAAGCTTGAATTGATGATGCTGGACTGGGTGATGCAGAAGTTCTACAACCAGTTCTTGATCAAGGCCCACGACAAGTATCGTCTTGATCTTACGCTCTCACAGGATTGCCATTACTGTAAGAAAGAGCACAGCCATAACCAGCAGTTGATGCTCATGCAGCAGAACAAACGCACGCTTGGTGAAATCCAAGCGATGATCGACGCTGGCGATGCCGATGACATTTTCGAGCTTCAGGACACGAATCTGTGGCTCAAGTCGGAAGATGAACTGAATGTCAAATGGGAATCTGATTTCAGCGACATCATTCCATACGAACTTTTTAAGCAGTCCAAAGAGAACACAGTCAAAATCTGTGAGTATGCGAAGGGCGTGGAGATTGATCGTCAGATTAAGCTCCCGAAGATGCCTGACGCTGAAGAACAACTCATGGATCACATCAAACGAGGATTCCTTTCTCGTCACTGCCCCAAGACGCCAGAATACTCCAAGCGGATCAAAGAGGAATATGAATTGATCTGCGAGAAGGGCTTTGCCAGCTACTTCCTGATTCAGAAGATGATGACGGATGAGGCTCGTGTCAAAGGCCCAGAACTTCTCGGATTTGGAGATGGATCAGAAGCTGTTGGTCCCGGTCGAGGATCGGCCTGTGGATCATTGGTGGCCTACTGCTTGAGGCTCCACGATGTGGAACCCATTGTTCATGACTTGAGATTCTCCAGATTCTTGAGTCCTGCTCGTGGTGGTCGCCAGATGCGGATTCGGTATGGAATGGAACCGATCCCGCACGAGATTGTACAGATGTAACAAGGATGTTGTGATGAAATGGACACCGAGTAAAAAACTGCAATTGATGGATGCAATTCAACATCGAAAGAAAGATGTTAAGGCTGGCATTAGTTGCGTTTACTTTGCATTGAGCAAGACGGTTGGGGCCAAGATGTACATCTCTGCAAAAATCAGAGATGAAACATACAGGAAGCAAGCTCATGCCGCTCAATACCATCTTGCTCCACAGGTTGGAGATTGCTTTTCCTTCGAGTGTTTCTGGATTGGCCATAATCCTTGCTCCTTGCCTGAAGTGAGGCACAAGGTCATTTATGGTTATCTGACGCAGAATGCTGTTATTGAGTATCCCAAGAAGGATCGCAAGACAACCTTCAATGAAGAAATGTGGGATCTTGAGATGGAACTTAGAGACATCGGGATCGTCAACGAAGATTTGGGTCCATGCAATGTTGGGTTTATTGGCAAACGCATGGTTTGCATTGATTTTGATTATGTTTCATGCCACTGGAAAGTTGGCAGAAAGAGAAAGGTTACTTGATGCAACGAGAACCCAAAGATTGGCTGCTGGTCGCATACAACGCTGCCACAAAAAGCCCTGATCTGTCAACACAGAACGGGGCTATTATTGTGGCACGAGACAATGTTGTTCTGCAAGCCTGCAATGAATTGCCTCGCAACGTGAAGATGAAGGGAGAACGCATGGAGCGTCCTCTCAAGTATTCTTACACAGAACACGCCGAACGCAACGTCATTTACGAAGCAGCCCGGCTAGGAGTGTCCACACAGGGATGTACGATGTATGTGCCATGGTTTGCCTGTGCAGACTGTGCTCGTGGGATCATTCAGAGCGGCATTACAAAAGTTGTAGGGCACAAACAGATGATGGACGGGACTCCAGACCACTGGAAAGAATCCATCAAAGCAGCGTTTGAGATGCTGGAAGAAGCGGGGGTTCAGACAGAATTGCTGGATGTAGTTCTGAATGGACCCAAGGTTCGCTTTAACGGCAAGTGGTGGCAACCATAAGGAGACAAGCATGACGCTTGAAGAATACTGTGATTTTGTAGTCAGCAAGGCTTCCGCACGTTCTACAAAGGATTTTGAATCCGCCATTGGAACAAGCGGCCTTGGAATCGCTGGTGAGGCAGGAGAACTCGCTGATCTGACGAAGAAGGTTTTGTTCCATGGGATGGAATTCAACGAGGATGTTCGCAACAAGTTCATTAAGGAACTTGGCGACGTGATGTGGTATGCAGCATTTCTGGCACGAGTTGTCCTTCAGGTTAAGTTGGAGGATGTTATTGATGCCAACGTCGAGAAGCTCAATGCTCGATACAAAGCTGGCTTCACCACACAAGAGTTCATGGCCAAAGAAGAGTGCAAAAAGGAGTAATCATGTTCAGTTTGATCTTGGCGGCATTGTATGTCGCTTGTCGAGTGCTGTTTTCAAATGCCGAACCACTGTCAGCTTTTGAAAGCACGTTGGGGTTTCTGTGGATATGGCACATGACATTTGCTGTAATGAAGGTGATTATCTGGCTTGCAGTCCCTATTCTCGGTGCTGTATTTGGGGCAGCAGGCGATGGCAATGAGAAGGTGGCTGGAATCGCCGCAGTTTTGGTGTCTCCAGTGCTGCTGATACTGATGCTAATTTCATCAGTTTTGTTTTTGGGCGGCGTGTACGCTTTGGATTCAGGAATCCAAAATGGAGAGATTGTCAATCAGAACCATGTGATTGTTGGGGTGATCCTATACTTCTTGGCAGTGCTGACTCAGCTTAGAAGAACAGCCTCGTCGTCAAGTAGCAAAGATTAAGAGTTTAGCCATTCTTTGAACTTCAAGAATCTGGAGGTGCCAGTAATTGGCACCTTCGGATTCTTGATCATTTTGTCTATGGCGTTTCTCCCAGAAGTAGACTGGATTCCATCATGCCAAGCCTTGCTGCGTGTCTCACGAGTGTATTTTGAGAATACACCACGAATGGAGTCAATGAGGTCTTGGACGGCTGGTCTGGAATCTGTCTTGGATGCCATTAGTATCCTCTGGATATTCTGTTGCGGTTTTCGGCTCGTTCAGCATCGCCTTCAGCCCTGATTTGATTCCATTTCTTGGCGATAGCATTACTGCGGTAATTGCCACCATAAGATTTGGCGGCACTGCCGCCATTCGGTAATTTCTTTGGACCCATTTCTGGGTCTTTTTTGCCGAACAGATCAGCGAAGAAACCTTCATCTGTTTTTACGAATTCTTTGAATCTCATCTTTTCCCCATCAACGCTAACTGAAAGTTCTTCATGGCAGATGCACCCGGTGGTGGCATCTGAGGTGGTGCTTGCGGTGCAGCCTGACCTCCCATTAGTGGATCAGCGGCATTGGGGTCTGTGTTGCCGTCCGAGGCATCTCCCATGTCCATGTCCATGTCCATGTCCATATCTCCATCATCAATTCCCTCTTCTGAGCCTGCGAAGTCGTTTTCGGATGGTTCTTCATCATCCTGCTCTTCTTCTCCTTCGAGGCTAGAGGAAAAAGGGGGAGCCACCTCTTCATTCATGGCTCTGACTAGCTTGCTGCACACAACAGGACCGTATTGTTCGTGTGCCATGACTTCCGCCATGTGGATGTATGTCTCTTTGAATTGCAGCATTTCTGCTACAACCATTCCGAGCAAACCATTTCTGCGGAGTTGCCCAACCAGTTGTTCTGTGAGTGAAGGATCTTTCTTAATAGCATCTACCAAGACACCACAAAGTTCAGCTTGCTCTGCTGTTGGAATTTTAGCTGGAGCAACACTTTGCTTGTTGTCAACTTTTGGTTCGTACTTCAGCTTGCTATCGCCTTCATCCCCAAAGCCTTTGTCTTTAGACATCTTGAGCTTTTTGCCATCACTGACGCCATAAGGCTTGCCGCCTTTAGGGGCATTGGGCGATGTCATTGGATCTACAAAATCTCCTGTGACGCTGACCTTTGGCTTATCGACAGCCCCTTTAGAGTTAAGATATTCTTGAAATAGTCCCATGTTTCTCCTATTCACTTGGCATTACCATCGCCAAAACAATGTAAATCACGACTGGAAAACCAACGCCCATGATTGCGGCAACTGCAAAACACAGTCTTACAATTGTTGGATCAATATGGAATTCATTGGCTAAGCCAGAGCAAACGCCAAAGATCATTTTGTTGTGTATGTCTTTTTTCATGTTTTTCCTCGCTTGAGTTATTTAGATCACAACTTGTGTTTTTACAGAAGTTATGGTATCTATGAGTATTACAGAAAGAAGGTTCACATGTTAGTTGAAATGGCAATAGGGGATGCCTACGGTGCTTGTTTTGAATGCACAAGCAACGATTTTGTGGCGAGAAACAACGATCTTAACTATGAGATCCACCCAAGAGTTCTAAGAAGATATCCTGCGGACAAGCAACCAACTCTTGTTCCAGCAGGGTGTTATACAGATGACACACAGATGTCAATTGGCATTGTCGAGATGATGCTCGATAAAACCTTTGATTGGCATGACAAAGAAGCGATGGCTGATGTTTTCTTGAAGTGTTTTAAGCAAGATGAGCGGCGTGGGTATACTCCATATCTCTTCTTGACGTTGATGAACAGCAAATCGGGGAAAGAGCTTCTTTCAAAACTCAACGGCGACAGTGATAAATCAGGAGCTTTCATGCGTGCCGCACCAATTGGCCTCTACTCTGATCTGGATGAAGTGAAAGAGAAGGCGGTATTGCAGGCTATTGTCACACATGATTCATGGGTTGGCAGGAATTCAGCGATTGGAGCCGCCATGATGGCTCATTACTTCTACCATGATCTTGGGCCGAAGAATGGCATGATCCAATGGCTCAAGGACAATCACTTCAAACACACGTTGTTCGCCGAGAAGCCATTTTTAGTTCCATCTGACACAAATCCAGAAGGGGTCGAGGTAAAGCCTTGGAAGCAAGACAAACGTGTCAGAGTTCATGGTTGGGATTGCTTTGAGGCAGCGGTTTACGTTATAAACGAGTGTGAAACGATGTCTGAGGTGTTGCATTTGTGCGTGGCTCTTGGCGGAGACTCAGATACGGTTGCCGCTGTGGCGGCAGCAGTTGCAAGTTGTTCCAAAGAAATCGACCAAGACATTCCAAGTCAACTGATTGAAGGATTTGAGGACGGACCTTTCGGCCACAAATTTTTGGCCGAGTTGGACATTCAACTGAAGGAGGCTTTCCCATGCGGTGGCTAATCGTCATTTTGGGCCTGTTGATGCCCGCCAGTGTTAATGCCATGGAAAATGGCACGCTGCTATTCGTTGAAAACGGACAAAATCTTGTGGAATGTTACACTCATTCCACATACTCCCACGTCGCCATTGTGATCGACGATCATGTGTATGAGGCTGAGCCTCCACGGATTCGGAAGCAACCACTGCTGGAGTGGTTTACAAATGTTGGAAAGTACAATGAAGGGACTGCCAGTCCCGCATTGGTCGTTGTGATGTCGCCAGACAAACCGTATTCCAAAGAGGAAGTCGGCCAGATGCGAGAGTATCTGGAAAAACAAGTTGGGCGACGTTATTCTATCCGTGGGTATCTAAGAAAGGTGCCGGGCGACGGAATCCATTGTGCCGAGATGTGTGCTGAAGCACTAGAAGCATCAGGTCGATGTGATCTTTCAGACCCAAACTACACGTACTCTCCCGGAGATCTCCACGACACAGCCCCGGACTATCACCAGCTTGGCAAGAAGTTGTACGTCAGGATCAAAGACGAATATCGTCGGCCTGTGACTTCACGCTGGAAAGACTGGTGGAAGCACAAGGGTTCAATGTGTGGGTGGAGTTGTATGGAAACAATGACATTCTGCTGGTGAAAGAGACAAATGGAACTGCTTATTGTCGGCATGGCGTTTCTCATCGGATTCGGCTCATATCTGGCTTTTGCGAGGCCAGTTCAACCAGACCAAGTGCATTACGAGCTTCAGGACGCCAATTTATGGCTCAAACCTGAAGAGGAACTGGCTCAAACAGCCCCAGCCCCATTCAACCAACCAGTGCCACCATGCGTTCCTTCTTCAAACTCTGACGAAGAGGAGGAAGACGATGACGACATGGACGAAGAAGATGACTACGACGATGACGAAGACGACTACGAGGATGAGGAAGAGTACGATTACGATGACGAGGAAGAGGAGGAAGAGGAGGAATGGGACGACGATGACGACGAGGAAGATGACGAGGAAGATGACGAGGAAGAAGACGAGGACGACGATATTTGGTGAAATCCAAAAAGTCGCTTGACAATTCCGTTCGGTGCCTTATTATATACTCTGAAGCAGGTGCTCATGGCTTGCTTCCCAATCGGGGTCGATTGGCTTCGACATGGTGACGTGTGTGCAATGTGGCGATCCGAGGCTTGTGTGGTGGACTCGTAAAAACCAGACAAAAAACCAACTGGCAACACTGTTGCTCCTCTCCGAATGGCCGCTTAAGCGGTGCCGGGTGTAACAGCCCGGCGAGAATGATCCGACGACGCCTGATAGTCGGAATCATCAGCATCAGGATTAGTCCAACAGACCGCTGTCGTAGGTCGAAGTGGACGAGAATCAAATCGACTGGTCTTCATGAAGCCGTGTCTTCTTGGGCGTTGTGAAGATGAGATCAAACCGCAGACTATGATCGTAGAGGCGTGCAGGCAGGCACTTATGGACAGGGGTTCAATTCCCCTCGACTCCACTGAAAAAGGCCCGGAAGAGAAATCTTCCGGGCCTTTTCGTTTAGGTGGATCTGCGATTCGTTTCGCTTTCCAATCTGAGGCCCGATCCGTCGATCTTGGCCGATCCAGATATCTCTTCTGTAGAAGTCTTGCCAAAGAACGTCTTCAAGAAGGCTAGGGCACCAGTATTGACTTCATCCCACTGGTAGGCTGGAGCTTTCATGTACCAGACTCTGTAGGCAGTGATCGAGATCTCTTCTACTCCCTTTACGGCAAACAACCCATTGGCAAACGCATCTTGGGCTGTTGAATCAAGAGCTTCATAATTCTCTTTTCCGATCTGGAATCTGTAATAACCAGCGGGATCTTCTCTTAGATGCACATACACGCCATCATCTGATGTGCCGCTCATCTTGTTGTATTCTAGTTTGTATTTAAGACTGGCCATATTTACCTCTTGCAACAAATGTGCAAATCTTGTAACTTCTGTAGTTATGCAGGACGATAAATGAAACTACAACACAAACACAAAGTTGAGATTCTTCCAGAATCAATAAGAGTCTTAACTAATATTGTGAACAAACTCAGGGAGAAAAAGATGTCTTTGTACAACGAAATAGGCGAATGTTCATCCATGGACCCAGTTGATGATTGGGACGATGATGCAGAAGAATTGGATGTTAGCCCAAAGTATTGTCAGTGGGGCACATCTGATGGCAAAATCTTCATGCCATCCAGCAAAACAGTCAGTAAACTGACTCCGGGTGTCTATGAGATCGACATGAGTCCGCAAGTTGGACTTTACTTCGAGAAGGTTCCTGTAAAAACAGAGGGACTGCTGCGGTTCCCGGACACCAATTCCGACAAAGTAGTCAGTGAGATTCAGAAGTTCTGGGATCGTGAGAACGTCTTCAGAGAATATGAAATCTCCTACAAGCGTGGAATCATTCTTTATGGCCCTCCCGGTTCTGGCAAAAGCTGTACAGTGCAATTGATTATGCAGGACGTGGTGCAGCGACAGGGAGTTGTTCTGGAGTTCGATGAACCAAATCTATTCATCAGTGGCATGAGAGTTCTGCGTCAGATTCAACCAGAAACTCCCGTTGTGGTTATCATGGAAGACATCGACTCCATTCTTGAGATGTACAACGAGTCGTTGATCTTAAACATCCTCGACGGCGTGAATCAGATGGACAAGGTTGTCTTCTTGGCAACCACCAATTACCCAGACAAGCTGGGCCATCGCATCATGAATCGCCCAAGTCGATTCGACAAACGATTCCGCATCGGATTCCCTTCAGATGAATCACGCCGGATGTACTTTGAACATTTGATTGGGCAGGAGAATATCTCCAAACTCAAGATCGACCTTGATAAGTGGGTTTCTGACACAAACGAATTCAGCATCGCTCACCTTAAGGAATTGTTCGTTGCTGTAATCATTCTCGGCGATGAATACAAAGACGCCTTGAAGACCTTGAAGAAAATGAAGGAAGACATCAAGGACAAGGACTACGAAGCCACGATGGGCTTCGGAACATCTAGTAACAACAAAGCAGAGGATTATTACGACTAGACGCCATCGTGATTTTTCTGTAAGCTGGTCCTTTCAATCAAGGAGGATGAACGATGAAAGAACGGTCCCGGCTTCTCAAGCTCTGTGTGAATGGTTTAGAGTCAAAAGGTCTCACCGGAGATGTTTATAAAGAACGTCTCAAGAAAGAGATCAAGGCAATCGACGAGCAGGCAGAACACGAATACCTGCTCAATTTGCACGACAAATTTAAGTCGCAAGGATTGATTTTCCCTAAAAACGAAAACAATCTCTTTGTGGCCTATCTGCTGGGTCTGACAGATGATTTCGATCTTGCTGCCGAGCCTGTGTTTGTTCAGGGCGAGTTCCCGGACATCGACATCGACTATCTTAAAGATGTGCGTGATTATCTCAAACGCACATGGGCACCTAAGCAATGGGGCCAAGAGTTTATCTGTGAGATCGGCACATACGGCACATCGGGTATCAAGTCGTCCATTCTGGACATGGCTCGTGTTCACAACGTCGAGAAAGACGAAATCCAATCCATCACTGTGAAGATGGAAGACAAGGATGATGAAGGCAAGTTGCTGGAGTGGGACAAGGCTTTGGAGATGTATCCAGAGTTTAAGTCTTACTGTGACCGGCACCCACAAGTTTCGGAAGCCGCACATCTTCTTCTCGACAGAAACCGTACTGGTGGAGTTCACGCCGGGGGTTTGATTATCTCCAGTGTTCCGATTGATGGATTTGTCCCTCTCGAAGTCCGATCAGTCAACAAGGCCAATCCCAATGGCGTCATTTGTTCTGCGTGGACAGAAGGTCTAAACGCACAGGATTTGCAGCCAGTTGGATTGATCAAATTCGACTTGCTGGTCATCAACAACCTGATGCAAATCGCACAGGCTTGTAAGCTCGTCAAAGATCGTCATGGACTCACAAGTATCTGTGCTTTGCCCGGCTTGTGGGACTGGTCCGACATTTCTTACTTGAATGATCCCAAGGCCCTTGAGATGGCCAACAACGGTGATCTCAAGTGCATCTTCCAGTTTGACGGCGAAGGCATTCGCAAGATGGTCAAACGTGGCGGCGTCACGGTCTTCGATGACGAAGCGGCCTACTCTGCTCTGTATCGCCCCGGCCCACTGAACATGGGCATGGATGCCAGATACTGTAAGCGGAAGAGATGGGAGCAAGACAAGAACCATCCAGACGGTGAGCCATACAACATTCATCCGTTGATGAAGCCGATTCTCGGAAAGACCTATGGCGTTCTGGTTTATCAAGAACAGGTCATGGACATTCTGCGTGTTGTTGGGTTGATTCCCGACATGCACACAGAGAAGGTACGAAAGGCCATCTCCAAGAAGAAGGTCAAAGACTTCATCAAGTACAAAGAACAGTTCATCGAAAATGGACAGAGAGTTCTGGAAGTCAATCGTGATTTCGTGGAAGACTTGTGGAACCAGATTGAGTCTTTTGCGGAATACGGTTTTAACAAAAGTGTACTCATGTACACTAAAATTCCATATGTTGGCGGAGTTAAATGTATTAAAGATTTTGTGCCCGGAGATATGGTTTACTGTGTTGATGAAACCGGAGCAACAGTAGAAACAGAAGTGGTTGCTTTGCATGATCATGGGGAAATAGAAGGATTTGAGGTCACTTTTGATGATGGATACAAAGTGACGTGTTCAGCCAATCACAAATTTCTTACAGAAAAAGGTCAGGTTTCTTTGAGGAATATTTGCAGAACACGCTCTTATATATTGTCTACTCACAATATAAGGAGTTTGTATGCCGACAAAGAAACAGGATGGATGGAAATCTCTTTGCAATCAGGAGTTTCCAAACAGGAAGGAATATCACGATCATCAGAAGAATTGCATTCAATGCGAAACAGCGAGAGTACAGCAGAAGCTGGAGAAATCGAAGTTTGTTGCTCGATGCGGAGAGAAGATGTTAACCAGAGAAATAATGTGGGAACATCACAGGTCTTGCGAAAAATGCCTTCAATTGGCATGGAAGAACGAAGAAACACAACATCTCTCAAGATGCGGGATCGAGTTCCGAACATACAGAGAACGGGAGGAACATCTAAGGACTTGCGATGTTTGCAGTCAATTGAAACAGAAGAATATTCAAGAACGAATGGAGAAACTCAACAAGGACAATTTGGCTCCAGAAAAGAAGAAAATATTTTCAGACACGGCACGAAAAACATCTGCTCGACCAGAGTTGCTAGCTCAACGAGCGGCAAATCTCAAAAAATGGAGAGAGGAGAATCCAGAGAAGTTTGCAAAATGCACAGAGGCGGCTTGGAAGAGTCCAAAGAGATCTCGAATGGAAGCATGGTTGAGAAATCAATTAGGATGGAGCTTCGAAAGGATTCTTTGTGGGGAAATACAAAAACAAGTGGACTTCGTGAAGGACAAGATTTGGATCGAGGTGGACGGTTATTATCATTTCTTCGAGCACAAGAGCAATTCGGAGAATCAGTACAGACTCCCGAAGGTTCAGGCACGAGATCAGATGCTCAACGAGGAGTGTGTCAAGAGAATGGATGTGATGCTTCTGAGGTTGAGCATGGAGTGTTTTCATTCTTCAACGGGTGCGATGAAGATAGAGATTTGGGATTGGGTGCAGGTCATGCTCCGATCACCGATACCGGGAATTTGGTGCCTCGGAAAATTGTACGAGTCGTGCCCGTGGGCAAATGCCACATGTTCGATCTTGAAGTTGCCAACCCAACACACAACTTCTTGCTCCCAAATGGCGTTGTGACAAGTAACAGTCACGCTTATGCGTACACATACATTTCCGCACGACTGCTATGGTTGAAAGCACACTATCCGCTGGAGTTCTACACAGCGATCCTGATGTGTGAAGACGATCACGAGAAGTTCAAGCAAGTGAGAATTGACGCCAAGGCCCATGGAATAGAAATTTGCGGCGTGCAAATCAATCGTTCCAAGGAGAACTTCAACATCGAAGATGGGAAGATCTACTTTGGCTTCGGAAACATCAAAGGGATTGGTGTTGAGGTCGCCAAACGAATCGTTGAATGTCAGCCCTACAAGAGCTTGGCTGATTTCCTCAATCGTTTTGGGACAGACGCTTCTGTACTCAAGGCATTGGTGGCTCTTGGCGTATTTGAAGAACCATACGACCGTGTTACGCTCCGCAGTTTCTCCGAGTTCTACAAGGACAAAGCTGTCAAGCGACGGCAACGGGCACAGCGGTACGAAGCCTCGTTGGACAAGAAGAAGGATGAACTGGCAAATCACATCTTGACCTATCTGGCCGAGAATGACTCGGACTATCCTGATCCACAGGATCATCTGCAAGATCCGTTGTTCAAACAGATGTGTCAGTTCACGCCAGAGGCAGATGCTCTTTGGAAGGAACATTTCGAGAAAAATTTGGTGAGCGTGCCGTTCAAGTATCGTGGGGAAGAACGCACCAAGCAGGTCTCTGCATACAAGATTCTTAGTGATCTGGCGGCAAAATACCAGACTACAGTGGCTACCTTCCAAGAGAAGGAAACCGACGATGACGACAATCCGACAGCCATCGACAAGTTCGACAAAACAAAAGTTGTACTGGACGAAGAGGAAGAGTGCATTCTCAAGAGTGAACGCTGGTTGGGCGAGGAAAGGTCTTTCCCAGAGGCAGAAAAGCTTTACTACGGGTTCGAGTGGGTTCACCAGCTTGAAACGTGTGAGAAGTATCAAGGCATTACCTTCGACAAGTTTTTGGAAGAGTGCGAAGGTGGCGAGAACATGTGGGCCGTAGAGGTTCGTGTGGAACAGGTTCGCAAACGAACCAGCAAGAGCAATGTCGAGTTCTACTCCGTTGATATCGAAGATGCCAACGGCAAGATGATGGTGTGTAACATCTGGAAGGATGACATGACTCGTTGGAAGGACGAGATCAAGAAGGGCAAGTTGTTGAGAATGAGGGTTCGACCGCCGAGCGGTGGATTCAACACCTTGACTCTGGAATCGGTGCCAAGGCACGAAAAACTCAAGAAGTGGCCAGACAAGGCCAGCGATCCCAGAATCTTTGAACTCACGCCTCCAGAGCCGAAGAAGCCTGTTGAGCCAATCTTTGATGATTTTGGTTTAACTGATGAACCGGGCTGGGAAGAATTATCATAATTTAGAAGAAGCCGCTCTTATAGAGCGGCTTCTTTTTTGTGGAGAGACACATGAAATACAGTACAATTTTTTTCGATTTCGGTGATACGCTGAATCATCCCCATCCAACAGAGCATTGGGCGATCTATCATTGGGTTCCAGATTTAATCAAGAAGCTTTACTCTTCTTCATACAGATTGGGAATCATTTCAAACACCAGTCGTTATCAGGATGGCTGGTGGGTCCGCAATAAGCTGGCCGAACATGGACTTCTGCAATATTTTGAGATGGTTATCTCAAGTGCCGCATACGGCGTACACAAACCAGACATGCCGATCTTTGAGAAAGCATTGAGGTTCATGGAAGTCGATCCATACAAATGTGTCATGGTCGGCGACAACATGAAGTGTGATGGCGGATCTCAGTATTTTGGCATGAAGTATCTGTACGTCAAACCTCAATCAAATTGGTCTGAATCTTTGTTGACTCTGTTGAATGATGAGTTCCCAAAGACGAGGAAACTAAACAATTTGGCCGAATGTAACATTCACGGCAACACTTTAGTTTCAAGGGCACGTCACTTTAGCGAAGTGGTCGAAGCTGGAGATTTGATTGTGGCCAAGGGTTGGGGACGGTAG